TCATTTTCCGTTTCGGCGGCCGATCGCCTCCAGCGCCCCGCTCTGGTGATCCGGGTGGTGATGGCCGTAATTCATCTCCAGCACCTCGACCGTCATCCCCAGATAGCCGGCGGCCTCCCAAAGGTCGCAGCCGCCCTGCATCAGCCATGTCGCGGCCGTGTGGCGGAGCGTGTGCGGCGAGACGCCTGTCAGCTTCGCATCCGTCGCGGTCCGGGCGAAGGCCTTATTGATTCGGCCCACCGGCCGACCGTTCCACTCGACCACGGCTTCGCGCGGGAATCGCCGCGGCGCGGGCTTTTCGCCGAGCGTCAACGCCACCTGCTCTGCCTCCGACTCCAGCTTCCCCAAGCGCCCCCAGCGCCGCAAATGCGCGAGCAGCCGGCTCGGAAGCCGCACTGGAGGCTGGCGCTTCTTGGTCTCGCGCGCCCCGGCGGCGCGGCGATAGAAGACGCCCGCCTCCAAATCGATATAGCCGCGGCCGGTGACGCGATCGAGCGAGGCGCCGCAGATCGCGCCGGCGCGCGTCCCCGTGTAGAGCCCGACGAGGATGAAGCGAGCGACATGCTCGGCGATGGCGCGGCGGGTCGGCGGGCCGCCCTCGAATTCCGGCTGGCGCGCCCGCCAGGCTGTCCACAGCAATTTCGCCGCCTCGTCGCGGGTGAGCCAGCGCTCGCGGGGGCGCGGCTTTTCGGGCAGCACGACCTCGATAATCTCGGAGCAGAGCCCCTCTTTGCGGTGATGATTGATCGCCGCCCGAAGATCCTCCAGCTCGCGGCGGGCGGCCGCCGAATGGCCACGCTCGGCGACATAGGATCGGCAGAGCGCGCCATTGACCTCGGACAGGGTCTTCTCGCTGAAAAACTCAATAAGCGTGGCGATCCTCTGCGCCGTCTCCTGCGGGCGGGCGTGATTCGGCGCGATGTCCTGATTATAGATCGTCAGCACGTCCGAGACGGGGATCGCAGCGGGATCACGGCTTTTGAGCCGTTCTGGCGCGTATTTGCCTGCGATGTAACGCGCGAGCGCCTCTTCAGCTCCTCGACGCTCGCCAGCGCCGCAGCCCGTGCTCTTTTCAATTCCTCCGTCTTTGATGACCCAGACGGCTGGGCGGACGCGGGCGCCGACTCGGCGCTCCGGGCGTAGGAGGAGACGGGCTCCTTTCGCGGGACGCGACATAATTTCCTCATTTCATCGATTGCCGACAAGGTGACGAAATCCTTGCCCGCAATCCTCTCTATGACAAGCCGCCCGCGGGACGCCTCCCTTCGCAGGCCGGAAACCGTCATGCCGCCCTGGGGAAAGGCCAATTCCACCGCCTCGGCGAGGCGTAGCGGGGTTTCTCGGGAGACGTCCGCCGTCATCGCTCCACCTCGATCGCATGGGTGATATGCCAGCCGCCGGAAGCGCGCGGGATTTGGAGAATTAGCCAAGGGGCTGTTACGGCGCGCCAATCTTCGAGCGAGCTCCAGCCGCTGCCGTTGGCGAGCTGGTTGCAGTCGAAGACGCCCTTCTCGCCATCGCTGGCGCGGCGCGCTGCGCCGACCCAATGGGTGTAGCGATAGCGCGCCCGGATCGGCACGCCGGGCGCGGTCCAGGGGCCTTCCCATTGCACGCGCAGCAGGCCCCAGGCCGGAAAGCATTCGAGCGGGTCGATCTGGCGCGAGCCGCGGCCGGCGGCGCGCAGCGCCTCGCCCATCATGCTCGGATTGGTGTAGCGCTTGGCGTCGAAGCCGGGCAGCAGCTCGCGCGCTGCGTCGAGCGTGAGCCCGCAAATCGCGGCGAGCGCCGTGGGGCCGCAATTGCAGCCCCACTCGTCATAGGCGCGCTCGGCGTCCGCCGGCGAGAAGACCGGCGGGACTGGCGCGGGGGAGAGACCGAGGCGGGTCATGACCTCACGCGCTCCCTTTTGTCGGCATGGCGGCGCCGAGCGCGGCTATTTTGGCGTCGCGCCAAATGTCGATCTCTTTCTGGATCGCCTCCGCGCGTCGAAGATCGGCGTCTGTCGGCTTGCTTCCGGGATCGAGCGTCGCCATGATGCTCGACCAAAGATGCTCGGCTCCGGCCATATAGGCGTCGCGATAAAGGGAGAGGCGCTGGTCCTCGATCTCGATCTCGAAGCTCGAAACAAAGGCGGCGAAGCCTCCTTCGAGCAGCTTGCCCTCATTTGCGAGCTTGCGCGTCAGCTCGAGCGCCTCGCGCTCGCGCGGCAGCAGCTTCTCATGTCTGCGCTTTTGCTCACCCATTGGCCGATTTCTCCTCGCAACGCGCGATGATCTCGCGGGCTTCGTCGTTCTCGCCGTAGTCGCAATTTCCGCAGGCCTCGCATTCGTAAACCGGGACGCTGCACATGCAGTCGGGATCGGCGCAGCCGGCGTGCTTGCCGCCCAGGTGCTTCCAGCGATGGCCGACCTCGGCGCAGGGCGCGGCGGCGATCTCGCGCTCGAGCCGCGCCACCTCGGCGCGCGCCTGGTCGAGGCGTTGCTGCATTGTCATCGATCGTTCTCCAGGCGCTGGGCCGGGCGGTGCGGATCGAAATCCATCACGCGATCGGGGATGCGGAAGGCGGCGACGAAGCGCGGGCCGTCGAAGAACATCACTGTGCGGCGCGGCGCGCTCCAATGCGCCGAGAGGCGGCTCGCGTCCTGCGGCAGCCGGCCCCATTTGCGCAGCATCGCCGCCGCATAGAGGCAGGCATGCAGCGCGAGCATGCCGCCCTCGACGGCGACGCGCGGATCGCCGACCATGCGCTCCGCCAGCCGCTGCTCGCGAATGATCGCCGGCGCGTGGGTCATCCGCGGGGCTCGGGCTCGCGCGAATTTTCCACGAAAGGCGATCTCTTAGGAAGCCCTTCGATCTTCTCGGAATTGCGCACGGCGGCAAACTGCCATGCTGTGCTATTGATCTTGTGCCGCTCCGCCCATGCAGCGATGACCGCATTGACTTCGCGTTCCAGCTCACGGCCCTGCTCCGCCGTCCATTCGATAAATTCGCCCTCTCCGATCGCGTCTTCATTGTGTCCGTGCAGCGCCTCGAAAATATCGTCGTCTGTTAGGTAGAGATCGAAATCACGCTGTTGGCATTCTGCGATCGTGCCGCCGCCGGAGGCCTCGGCATAAGCGATGGCTTCCTCCCGCGTCTTGAAATCTTCGGTGAAAACCTCGCCGCCATCGAAGCTGACCCACCAGCGAAAAGGATATTCGGAGATCGGCTTCAGCGGCGCGACGCCGGCGAGCGATGCGATCTGCTCCGCGGCGGCGGCCGTCGGTAGGGCTGCGGCGCCGGCGACCGTTGCGGTCGCGCCGAGGAAGGCGCGTCTCGAAACCTTGCTCATTTGCTCTGCCCCGCTGTGGTTGTGGGAAGCGTCCCGATATTCTGTTTGACTGTGCGGAAGGTGATGGCGGCGACGTAGGGATTTGCGCTCCATGCGTCTTCGCCGTGGAGGCTTTCCCAAAGGTCTGCATACCAATCGCGGGCGTTTGCCCATTCGGCGCAGCCGAGGCGCGCGGCGCTGGAGCTTTCGAAAATGCGGCCAGTCGCGGGGCCTTTAAAACAGCCCTCGGCGATCGCGTCGGCTTCGCTGATGTCCTGCAGACGTTCGACCTTCACGCCCTCGACGATAAGCGTGATGCGTGAGGCCCAGCGAGGCATGAAGCGCGCGTGTCGATACCGGCCGAGGTCGTCTCGCCGGCGATCCGCCTCGTAGTGGACGTAATTTCCGGGGACGATCTCGCTCGGCTTGAAACCGTCGAACGAGACAGCGGCACGCCATGCCTCTTTGACCCAAAGGCGATTTGCGGCCGCATAGTGCACGGGGCGCTCGGCGACGAGCCATCGGCCTTCCTCGCCGAAAAGGCGATTTTGTAGCTCGTAATCCTCCTGCATCTCGCTCGGCAGATTTTCGAGATGGTCGACATGTGGCAGGATGCGCCGCGTCATCGTCTTGCGGTTCTCAAGCAGAGCGTGGATCATCGGTGCGGAGAAGGGAATCGGGAGGTCGCTCATTGCGCCGGCTCCGCGACGGGCGCCTTCTCCTTCGCGCGATTATATTCGGCTATGCCGAGCAGGATCGCGAAGCACGCATAGGCGTAGCGGTGCGTCCAATCCTTCCATTCTCGTTCCATCGCGAGCCCGCGAAGCTCCTTATGGCCGTGCGCGAAGGATCGGCATGTCTCCTCGTCGTCCTCATAGCATTCGTCGGCCAATTCCCGGCGCAGCTCCTCGGCGCGGGATTGGTCGGCAAGTTCGGCGAGGCGCTCCTCGATATCGCGCGCGAATTTGTCATAGGCGAAGCCGCGAACGGATTTCGAGCGCGGGTCGGACAGCTTCTCGGCCCAATAGCTGAAATTGGGCTCGCCGCGCTCGCCGTCGACGCGGAAAAAGCCGAACATATCGGCCGTGCGGCTGAAGCAATATATGTCGCCCTCGCAATTGATGAGAAGCGAGCCGGGCCAAGTGACGAGCTCGAAGCGGTAGTAGTGGGCGCCGCGAATGCGGATATGCCGATAGAGCCCGCTGTCGTGCAAAATTTCGAGATGCGTCTCGGGATAGGATTGCGCGAAATGCGCGCGGACGTTGTCGATATTCATCGCTGGCCTCGCGGGAATTCGTGGTGTTCTTTGCCGTCGAGCAGATGGCCGGCGCGGCGGCGGCCGACGCGGAACATCGTCATCGCGCCTTTGCCGCCCTCGAAAGCGCCGGGCGCGATCGGATTGTCGAAGACGGTTCCGTCTCGATGCATGACGATCGAGCGGACCTTCGCGCGGCGCGTCGCATCCGGCGCGCTCTCGGGCGCCGGGTGATAGCAGGCGTCGATCTCCTCCTCTGACATTTCGCAGACGGCTTTCCATTCGCCGATCTGCTTGCGGAAATAGGCGACGCCGGCGGCGGCGCATTGGTCGCGGAGCGGGCGCTCCCAATCGATATGCGTCGGCCGCGCATCGGGGCCAGTCTCGCCGCCGGAGATGATCTGGTCGAGACCTGGGAGTTCATCTCCGCGGATGCTGCGATGACACGAAGGGCAAAAGACATCGCTGTCATCGCCAAAAGAGTCTGATCCGCAAAGCTCGCTCGAGCCGACCCATCCGCAATATTCGCATTTGGTCATATAGAAGGACGGCGCAAGAAATGGAGTTCCGTCTGGCCTCTTGGCGAGACGTCGAGTCGGCAGCCATCGCTTCCATAAAACCGCCCCGAGCGCCGGTTCATAGCTCACAATACGCACGGCCGCCGGAGTAGCGAGCAGTTCCGGGATGCGCTCATTGGCGCGCGGATCATCCTCTACAGTTACGCCGAGCCACACGTTCGGCAACGGAAGGCGAAGATGGATCGGGGCGCCTGGCGCGATCTCGTAGATGATCTTCGCTACCCGGCGAAGATCAAGCGAAGAAAAATAATCCCGCATCCCCTCCGGGCGTTTCGTCAAGAAGATGAAGATATGCTGCGGGCTGAGGGCGGCGATGGCGAGGATTTTGTCGAGCCAATCGTCCTTCACCCATGCGCCGAACATGTCCGTCATGCTGCCGACGAAAATTCCGCGTGGGGTTTTCCAATGCAGCGGCTCGCGCAAGGTCTTTTCGTCGAGGTAATGCTCAACGTCGCCTCTATGCGCGGGCTTGTAGGTGAGGCCTGTGCCGCCTATGCCGGGGCGCTGGTTCCAGCGCTCGGCGTAGCAATTCTTGCAGGCCGGCGAGACCTTCTCGCAATGCCAGCCGCGCTCGTCTCGCCCGCTGACGAGATTGCGCGCGCGAATGGGATTCCATGTCGCGCCGCGGCCCAGCCCGGCGTGCGCCCATTCGATCTTGGTCACGCGCGCCCCCGCCATGGACGCCAGCCGGCGATGAAGGTCTCCAGCTCCTGCCCTGTCGCGGCGTTCCGCCATTCGTCGGCGACGAAGCAGACGGGGAAAGGCACGAGATAGAAGCCGCGGCGATCTTCGGCATAGACCTCGACGAGAGCGCCGTCCTCCGGCACGTCGGAGCTGTTCCAATCGGCTTCGGCGAGGAATGGGGCGGCGGGAAAGAGCGGCGTTTTGTCGTCGGAAATTTGTGAAAGGCTCATAGGTCAAATCCTCTCGGTCAATGTGGCGCATGTTCCGCGCTGCGGCGCGCGAAAAGGGCGAGCGCCTGGTCTTTGCTGTCGACGCCGAGGCATGCGCGGATGGCGACGAAATGCGCTTCCACCGTGCGGCGCGAGCGGCCAAGGGCGGCGGCGATCTCTTTCGCCTCGCCATTGGTGCGCAGGGCCGCTTTCAGCACGGCGATCTCGGCGCGCGACAAGGGCCGGCGCGTGAGGCCCATGCGCAATTGCGCGCGATGGCGATGCGAGATCACAGTGCGAAAATTCATGCCGAGCCGCTTGGCGATCTCGCGATCTGTCATGCCCTCGGCGGCGAGCGCGAGGACGCGGCTCTCTGTCGGGGTCGGGGCGCTGGAATGGGTCATTGCGCGCCCTCCTTCCAATCGATGCCGGAGTAGTAGACCGGCTTGCGCGCGGCGAGGCTCGATGCGCCCTCTTTCTCCTCGGTGACGCCGATGGCGGCGAGCGCCGCCGCGAGCGGAGCGTTGTCGGGGAGCGCGAGGCCTGGATCGGCGCGCTTGGCGAAGGCGCGAAAGGCGGAGCGGAAGTCCGCGCGCGGCACGGTGAGCATGTGGCCCGAGGGTCGGAAGGTCGCGACGAGGAAATCCGCGAGGATCGGCATGTCCCAGCCCTGGCCGATGATGCGGCGGACCCTATTCGGCCAGCTCTCCTCTTCCGGCTCGGCGGCGCTCGCGCCGGTCTCCGCGCCTATGGCCTGCAGCGGGGCGAGCAGGCGCTCGGGCAGCCAGCCCTTGTCGCGCGCGGTGCGGGCGGCGCGGGGCGCGAGCGTCTTTTTTTGCCATTTGCCGCATTCGGCGGCGCTGGCCTCGCCCTCCAGTTCGCGGATGACGGCGAGGATATCCTCGCGCGGCAGAGCGAGCATGTAGCGCTCATAGTCCAGCGCATCGCGCAGGCGCGCGGCCATATTGCCGCCGAGCGGCGCGGCGAAGGTGAGCAGCGCGCCGAAGAGCGGCTCGGGCGGATCATGCAGCCAAACCGAGCGGGCGATCAGCTCCTGAAAGGCGACCGTGAAATCGGGAAGCGGCGCGGCGGCGCAGCGCGCTAGCGCGATCTCGAAGCGCTCGCCCTCTATCGCCTGCAGCAGCTCGGCGCGCGGCGGATGGCCGCTCGGCAGCGCGAAGCTGTTGGCGATCGTGACGCCCTTCTCCTTCTGGTGTGGCGTCGAGCCGAGCGCGGCGACGATCAGCGCCAGAGCGACATTGGCATTTTGCGCCACTAGCGCCTTCAGCGCATTCTCCAGCGCCTCGGTGATATATTCGCCGGCCTCCTTGCTGGGCGCGGGCGGCAGCGGCTCGCGCGCTGCGGGCTTTTCGGCCTTGTCCGGCTTAGGCGGCTTGGCGGGCTTCTCGCCCTTGGCCTTGGCCGGCGGCTCCGTGGGCTCGGGGCGTGGCGGCGCAACGGGCGTGGGGCCTTTCGCGACGGCGCGGATGATGGCGAGCTGGCCGAGATCGTCGATCTCCGCGCGCACGGCGAGGCCCCATCGCGCCTCCGCGCCGATGGTGCGCAGCAGGCCGCGCGTGCGCAGCGTGTCGGCCTCGGCCATCAGCTCGGCCGCGCCCTCAACCGTCTTGCCCAGCAGCTGCGGCTTCAGCGCCGTCTCTATCTCCTCCAGCCGCTCGCGCTCTTCGGCGATGAGATCGAGCTCCATGGCGTCCGGGTAATCGTCCGAGTCGCCGGAGCCGTCGGCGCTGGCGATGAAGGCGGCGCCCCAGCCCTCGGCGTCCATCACGCGCAAGGCCTCCGCCATCAATAGGCGATCGGCGGCGATCACCGCCGCGCGCGCGTCGAGAAAGACCGGCGCGGGGTCGAGCAGGGTCTGCACGATGCGGCCGCCGGCGGCGCGATACATGTCGACGCGCTCCGGCGTCTCGGACAGAAAGCGGGCGAGCTGGCTGTCCTCCGGCAGGGCCTCGCTGCGCAGCGCGCGGCGAATATCGCGGGCGCGCCAATTGACGAGCTGCTCGCCCTCTTTCTGATGCAGCGCCTCTTGCGCGGCGATATCGCCGGCGGCGAAGGCCTCCGCCTGCTCGCGCGTCAATGCGCCGGCGCGCCAGGCTTCGCGGACGCAATGCGCCAGGCGCGAGAGGGCGAGGCGCTGGCGCACCTGCAGCACGCTCGCGCCGAAAATGGCGGCGATCTCCTCCTCGCTCTTGCCCGCCTCCGCCATGCGGCGGAAGGCGTCATGCTCCTCGACTGGATGATGCGGGCGCGGCGTCACCGCCTCTATGGTGGCGAGCTCCAGCGCCTCGGCGTCCGGCCCGGTGTGGATGCGCACCTCGACGGGGCGGTCGAGATCGCCCAGGCTGCGCAGCGCGCGCCAGCGGCGGCCGCCGGCGAGCACCTCATAATCGACCGCGACCGTCACGCCCGCGTCTGGCTTCTGCTCCGGCTGCGGCCGCACGATCAGCGGCTCGATCAGCCCGCGCGCGGCGATGGTGGCGGCGATCTCCGCCACATCATCCTCGCCCTGGCGCGGATTGAGCGGCGAGATGCGGGTGATCTGCCGCAGCGGCACGCGGCTCTCGATGAGGATATTCATGACCGCGGGCCTCTCAGGAAATTCAGCCGCGGCAGCGAAACGGGAATTGTGCCGGCGGCGGTGAGCGTGGAGCGCGCGTCGCAGCGATAGGTGGTCTCTGCGACGATGGGCGGGACCGGGCGCCTCTCATGCGAGGCGTCGCGCTGGCGGCCGCGGGCGATGGGCCGGCGGAGCTTTTCCTGCGGGGTGACGCGGTGGGGCGGCTTGGTGAAATTGTCGGGAGAGGAGGTCATTTCGCCTCCGCGGCAGGCTTTTTCGCAAGATGGCGAAGCTTCGCGGAGTCCATAACCTCGACGGAGAACGCGGTGGCCGCGATCTCGAGGCCGGTCAACGAACTGGCGAAGACCCATTTGAGATGAGTGCGCGCCCATGAAATCACACAGCTATCGTCAGTGAAAAATTCAACGATAGACGGTGTTTCGAGCAATGCGATGAAGCCGGATTGGCGCTTCTCGCGCAGTAAGTCGAGCACTGTCTCGGCGACATAGGGCGTATGCGCGTCGCGCAGATAGGGGAGAGCTTCGAGAATATCCGTCTCGTCCTCGAGATCGTCCTCGACGAAATCGCGAAAATCATCGGAGGGCTCGTAATCGAGCGCATCCAGCCAAAAAAGCCGACCTACTCTCACGCCGATCTTCGCAAAAAGATCGCGTGAGGTTTCTTCGCTCGCTGTCGCTTTCATCGCCCCGCCCTCCGGCGCAGCGCATCGGCGCCGAGCGCCGTTGCGAGGACGACGATGGCGGCGGCGAGGCCGACGAGAACGGCGAAGCCCGTCGCCTGCCAGCGCTCGGCCTCCATGCGGGCGGCGTAATCGGGCGCAACATGGGCGGCGGCGCTGTCGATCGCGGCGAACGCGACGCATGAGGCGAGGCCGGCGGCGCGGACGTGGCGCGCCATGGCGCGAATACCGGGGAGAAGATCGACGATCTCGCGCAGGCGGAAATGATCGTCATGCAGGCGGCGCAGCAGCTGCGGCTCGTCGTCGAGATCGACGGCGGGCGCGCGCAGCAGAGCGGCGGCGGCGCGGCGGATGAGAATGGGCTCGTCGTCTGTGGCAAAGGGATGGGTCATGACAGCCTCGGAAAATCAGAGCGGGAGATCGGCGGCCGCATCGGCATGGGCGAGACGCTGCTGCGCGCGGCGCGTGCGCATGAGCGTGGCGAGATGCACGGCGATCTCCGCCGCGCCGTCGCGCAGCTCCTCGCAATGCAGCCGGTAGGATTCGGCGATGGAGCGCTGGCGCTCGGCCTCGCGGCGATGCTGTTCCGCGAGGCGTTCGGATTCGAGCTGCGCCTCGTGGGCCTCGGCGAGTGTAAGCTTGCTCTGCTCCACAGCGAAAAGCGCGGACTCTCGACTGCGCTCGGCGCTGGACAGGCAGCCGCGCAGCTCCTCTATCGTCTGCGCGTCCTTGTCGATCGCGTGCTCGAGCGCCTTGCGCGCCTCATTGCGGAGGCGCACCTCCTCGATGACGCGATCCGAGATCATGCGCGGCGTGAGCGCCTCATTGTCCGGCGGCTGAAGCGCGGGCCGCAGAAAGACGAGCCATGGCGTGAGCAATCCATCGCGCGTCTCGGCCAGCTCTTCCGCGAGCCGCGCCTCATTGGCGGTGCGCTCGGCGAGCGCGGCCTCCAGCCCGGCAATGCTGGCCTGTAGCTGCTCCAGCGTCAGCGCGTCGAGCGGCGCGGCGGCCTCGCCCCCTCCCTCACCCTCCCCCGCTTCGCGGGAGAGGGAAATGGCGAGATCGGGGGGAAGCGGATGGGTCTTCTGCCACGCCTCGATGATATCGAGCGGTGAAGCGCTTTCGACATAGCGGTCGATGAAATCCCCCAATGCTGACGCGCGACGCTCAGCAATGATGGCGCGGGACTCGGCTTTGCGCTTGTCGGCGACGGCTTTGTCGATCCGGTGCAGATTAGATTTTGCGCGCAGCTCGAATTCTTCGTCCAGCCGATCAGCGAGCGAGCGGACCGAGCCGGCATTGGTTTGCAGCGAGGCGCGCAAATGCTTCGAGACGCGGCCGCGCAGCTCTTCGAGTTCCGAGCCCTTGCTCATGAGCGCGGCTCCTTTTCGGCGTCGCCGATCGCCACCATCGTGACAGAGGGGCGGATCGCGAGATCGATGGCGCGGGCGCGCTCGGCGGCGCGCAGCGTCTCTGCGGACGCGTGATGGCTGATCGCCGTCTCGACGATGACCCTGTGCAGCAGCTCGGTCTCGCGCTCTTGCTGGCGCAGGGATTCCTGCGTCGCGGCGAGGCGCTGGCGCAGCATATCGATCGTGGAAATTTTGGAGGCGAGAGCTTTCTCCAGCTCCTCTATCCGCTCGGCGGCAAAGCCGGCCTTGAGCGCCGCGGCGGCCCCGTCGTGCAAAGCCCTTTCGGCGAGAGCGCGGGCCTCGGCGAGCTTGTCGCGGGCGGTGGAGCGGCGCGGCGCGGGCTTGCGGGCGCGGCGGGAGCCGCGCGCGGCGGCGTCTTTGGAAGAGGCGGAAGGCTTGGGGCTGGACAAGGGCGGGCTCCATCGCGAGCAGTGCGATGGGACAGAGTAAGGTAAAGAAACCGAATGTCAATCGAATTTGCGGTAAATAAACCTCGAAATTTGGCGACGATCTCGCCGCTTCGTCCGACTATCCACAACCCAGAATATATTTAAGCGCAGCATATGCTACCCTTGCGAAATGATGCTGCGGCTTATCCTGATCCTCTTGGCGATTTTTCCCGATGCGGAAGCGCAGGCCGGCGGGCATCGAAGCCGCTCGATGCGGGCGGCGTTTCAACGGGAGCATCCTTGCCCGGCGACGGGACTGCCGCGCGGCGCTTGTCCTGGATGGGTGGTGGATCATATGGAGCCGCTCTGCGCCGGCGGGCTCGACCAAATCGAGAATATGCAATGGCAAGAGCGCGCCGAGGCGGCGGAGAAGGACCGCCTCGAACGCGCCGTATGTTCGGCGCTACGCGCCGCGAAGGATTAATGCGTCGCTTGGCGGAGAAGATCGCCGCATGCCTTCGCGCAAGGCCCGTTCGGCGCTGCGCTCACGGTCGCTCGGCAATTGTCCGCATCCGCCGGGCAGGCGGCGCGCGCCGGCGCGATTCGCGCAGGGCTGCGCGGACGGTCGGCGGCGTTTCCGGCGGAGATCGGGGCGCCGCTGCGCTCCGAATTATGGGAGCGGACCATATCGCGTCCGATCTGGCCGCCGGCGCCGGTCGCGATCGAATGCACGAAGCTATGCGCGACCGAATGCGAGACGTGGCTCCGCGAGGATCGATGATGGCCGCCGCCATGGTGGCCGCTGCTGTGATGGCCGCTGCTGTGATGATGGCCTCCGTGATGGCCGCCATGGCCGCGCGCCTCGGCGGCGATCGGCGAGGAAGAAAGGGCCAGACAGAGGAGGAGACGAGACAAGCGATTCATGAAAACTCCAGGACAGTCGATATTTACGACATTTCCTCGCGTCGCCGGACGACAGGGGCGGCCAATGCGCCGAGATAGCGCCATGCGGCGAGAAGCTTGACGTTCTTTTGATCTGGCGCGTTGTGCGAGCGCAGCGTCCAGAGGCCGGGGCGGCCGCCCTCCTCCAGGATCTTCAGCATCATGTGGCCTTCGACCGTTTGCACAATCGCATATTGGCCGACCAGCTCGGACGGGAGCAGCGTCGTCGGATCGAAAAGGACGAATTCTCCGCGAGTGAAATAGGGATATTGCGAATCGCCGCGCACCTCGAGGGCTGCGATGCTCCCCATGGGCGGAAGCTCGATGAACTCCGGCGTCTCCGCGTCCTTCCATTCGATCTCGACGAGGCCGGCCGCCACGCAGCCCTGCACGGGGATGCGTATTCCCTGCGGGGCTATGTCGACTTCCTCGGTTCCGGCGCCGTCGGCGAGCCATGCGACGCTCGTCCCCAGAACCGGGGCGAGCGCGGCGAGCGTCGTCGTGGTGATGCCGCCCGGATCGTTCTTTTGGACCTTGCGGCGCAGATTGCGGATCGCATCCGGCTTTCCGGCGCGCTTGCACGCCGCCGACTCTGAAAGATCGAGGGCTTTCAGGCGGCTCACGATGCGGGCGAGGATGGCTTTGGAGTCCATAAGGTTTTTTTACCACCGTGGATTTCTCGGGCGAGTGGTAAGTTAACCGTTGACGAACGCGGTATAAAAACCGCATATAGGCGTCATGGCCACCGCTACCGACCTGCTCATCCTCGCCGACGCCTTCACCGCCGCCACCAAGACGAGCGAGACGGCCGTCAGCTCCCGCATCTTCGATGACGGGAAGAAGCTCGCTGCGATAAGGCGCGGCAAAGACATCACTCTGCGCCGGTTCAATTTGGCGATTTCATGGTTTGCCGAGCATTGGCCGGAAGATGCGGCTTGGCCGGACAAGGTTCCGCGCCCGGCCCCCTCCCTCACCCTCCCCCGCTGCGCGGGAGAGGGAGGCGGCGAGGGCGCGGCTGTCGCGGCCGGGTCCGCTGTCGGAAATATCGGGGAGGCGCGGCGATGAAGCCGATCGAGATCGAATTTCGGGCTTTGTCCAAAGATGAGGCCGCCGAGAGCGGCGCGCAGTTCGAGATGATCGCGCGGCTCGGCCCTGGCGCTCGCATGGGGCAGAGCGTGTTTCGGCAGGCGATGCCGCTGAATGAGATGACGAAATTTCGCGACGCGCTCGACGGCATGATCGCGCATCAGGGCGGCGAGCCTTCTCTTTCGCTCGAGCGGCCCGAGGATGCGGCGGCAGGGCGCATCGAGATGCGGTTGCGGATCGTCGAAGCGATTTTGGTGGGCGGCAGTCCTGTCTATGCCGCCGCGATCGACGCGATCGAACGCGCCGTGCTGGAACTCCCGCCGCTGAATGCGGATGCGGGGGCCGGCGATGCGTGACGGTCTCATGCTTTTCTCTCCCCCGCGCGGCTGTGGCCGCGTCTGGCGCGGCCGTTCGGTCAGCGATCATGCTGGCGGACCGGCCGGATGGCCGCGCCTTCCCTTTGCTTTTGGTCCGCGTGCCGCGCGTCGCGCGGCCGGGCGCGCTGAAGTTTCGCGTCGCGCTCGGCCGCGAGCCGAGACCTCGGCGCTTTTCCGCCGGCTTTCGCCGGCGCTGCATGCGATCTCCCCTCTCCTCCCCGTGGCGGTTTCTCTCACTCTTCGCCGCCGCGACCTCGCGCGGCCGTCCTCGCTCCCAGGGACGGCCGCGCTCTTTCTCTTCCCGCGCGCCGTTGGCGCGGCGCGCTCTCGTCTCGTCCAGGTGTGATGTGAGCCTCGTCGATTTCGCCTTTTCTCTCTCCGATCTGCCGGCGCTCTGCCCCGAGCGGCGGCCCGTGTCGTCTCCTGTTCCCCTGATGCACGCATCATCGGGGAGTTCGATGGAAAAGGATTCGGCAGGATTGCGAAAAGTTTCGCAATTTTTCGAAAGGTCGGCGGCGCTGGACGGGGAAGCGGTCGATCGCGTCGCGCTCTATTTGCGGCGGGCGCATCCGGTGAAGACGGCGGAATGCGTTTCCGCGCATACGAATGGCGCGATCAGCGTCGCGCGCGTGCGCAAATGGCTCGAGCATGCGGCGGCCCCGGATTTTCGCGCCATGCTGCATTTGATCCGCGCCTATGGGGCGGAGTTTCTCGTCGATGTGATCGGCGATGCGCCGGAGAGCCTGCTCGCGGCCGCCATCGCGGAAAAGCGTGCGCGTCTCGCCGAGCTGCAGCGTGCGCTCGACGAAGAGTTTTCGATAGAGTCGCGTCGGTAATTTCCAGTCTTCTCTCGCGTGGGGATTCCCATGCTGCGGAAACTTTGTCTGGCGGTGGTCGGAATGATCGCCGTGGCGCTCGGCGAACTGTCGTTGCGCGCCGGGGCTGCGGTCTATCGCTGCGCGTGTGCGCTCGAGCGCGGGCTCGATGGCGTGGCGGCTCTGTGCGAGCGCGCGATCGAAGGCGAGAGCCTCATCGCCATGGCGGGCGCATGGTGGGGCGGCCTGTTCGCATGGCCGGCGCCGCCGCGCGGCTGGCGTGTGCGGACGGGCGGCGTCGCGGGCGTCATCTGTTTTCCGGGCACGCTCAATGAGGAAGAAGCGCGACGCTTGGCCGAGCGTTGGCGCGATACGCGGTGCGTCCAGGCGCCGGCGCGTTATCTCGATTTGAGCGAGGGCGGTCGATGAGCGCGCGACCCCTGCTCGATCTCCAAAAACCCTATCGCCAGCGCGGCGGCCGAAAGGCGCGCTTTCTCGGCGAGATCGCGGACCCTGAATTTCCGCTCGCCTTCGCGATCGAGCGAGAGGAAGGGCGCGAGGGCGTCGACTGCTTCACGCGCCAAGGGCTTTGGCTGATCGGCTCGACGGATGATCGCGACATTGTGAATTGCGAGGCCGTCGATGGCTGATCTCTTCGGCGACGTCGGACAGGATGCGCAAGCGAGCCGGAAGGCTCGCGGTCCGGCGGCGCGCGAGACGCGCGGCGAGATCGTCCAGCGCTATGGCGTCGCCGATCTGCGCGACGCGCGGGCGCACAAATGCTTTCGCTGCGAGGTTTCGACGGGGCTCGGCTTCGGCCTGCCGCATCGCGGCGAGCGCGTCGTCTTCGCCTGCAAGGCGCATTTTGCGGAGCTGCAATGAGCGAGCGCGATCTTCCCCTGGTGTTTCGGCTGCGCGATTCCGGCTGGTGCGATGCTCCAGCGGCGCGCGCTTACATGGCCGAGGCGGCTGATGAGATCGAGCGGCTCTCGCAGCGCCGGCGTGTGCTGCCGAACAAGCGCCGGCTCGAGCTCTATGATCTCGCCTTTCGCGGCAGAGACTACGCGATCAGCGTCGGGCGCTATGAGGACGGCGGCCTCGCGGAAATCTTCATCGATGCGAAAAAGGCGAGCACGGATGCGTCGGATGACGCGCGCGCCGCAGCGCTGGTGCTGTCGCTAGCGCTGCAGCATGGATGTCCCGCCGAAACCATTCGCAATGCAGTGACTCGCGACTTCCATGGTCGCCCCGCCGACATCGTCGGCGCGGTGCTGGATGCGCTGGCGGAGACGGAGGGCGCGACATGCTCGGTTTGAAACATGGCGCGCGCGAGCTGCTGTCGGCGCTGCTCCGCTCGCGCATCGGGCGCCGCGCGCCGGATATGATCATCGGCGGCGACGAGCGGCCCTATCTGATGCGCTGGTTCGTGATCCCGCGCAATCGCTGGCTCAATCTCTATCTGCATTTGTTTCTGCGCTCCGATGATGATCGCGCGCTGCATGATCATCCCTGGGCGAGCTGCTCGCTCATTCTCGACGGCTATTATCTCGAGCATGAGATCGCCGCCGGCGGCGTGCATTCGCGCAAGCGTCGGGATGCGGGGGCGTTGATCTTTCGCTCGGCGAAGGCGGCGCATCGCATAGAGATCGAAGCGCCTTGCTGGACGCTGTTCATCACCGGGCCGAAGCTGCGGACATGGGGATTTCATTGTCCCGGCGGCTGGGTGCATTGGCGCGACTTCACCAATCCCGAGGATGGCGGCCGCACGATCGGGCGCGGCTGCGCGGCGCTCGACGCCGGGGAGGCGGATGCGCCATGACGGATGAATTCGACGATCTCGATTGGGACGAACTGGAAAAGCCCGTCGCCGCCGGCCTCGTCAAGCCGGATGTGACGGTGACGCTTTCCGTGCGCAATGGGCGTCACACGCGCAAGAGCGCGGACGCCCCGCGCGTGTCGGCGCGCATCGTGCTGCGGCGCGAGGCGGCGGAGTGGATCGCGCGCCACGAGCCGCGCTTTCGCGTGCAGATCGCCGGGGCCGGCTGCAATCTGCTGCGCATCGCGCCCGACGCCGCGCGCGGCTCCTATGAGGCGCCGGAAATGCGCGGCGTGCGCATTCTGACCCTAGGCCGCGTCAATGTCTGGCCCAATGAGATCAGGCGCGAGATCGCGGCGGATTGGCGCGTGACGCAGGCGGGGCTGGTGGTGATTTTGCCGGCCGATTTCGCGCGCCCGGGCCAGGGCGAAACGCCTGCCGCGGCGAGCGCCATAGGGGGGGGCGAGCCTCGCCCTATGCGCGTCGCTACGCCGGCGCCCGCGCCGCTCGTCCGTCGCGCGCTGACGCTTCCCGGCGAGCCGCCGCCCGGCCGCAGCGCGCTCGATCAGCGGCGGAGTAAGGCGTGATGGGCGAGCTGGCGCGGTTCGACGATTCCGATCTTCCGCCCGCATTGCGGCGGCCGTCCGAGGCGCGCGCGATCGCGACGCTCTCTTATGAGCCGGAGCGCGAGGGCGCGCGCGAGGAAATCCCTGCGCGCTTCGTGCTCGATGGATCGCGCGACGCTTTCATTTCGCCGAGCGGCTGTTTCGCGGCGCGCGGATCAATCTGCAGCGCAACCGCGTCTCCTGGCCCGCGTTCCAATCGAATTTCGACGATCTGATGATGCTGATGCATCGCTATCCGGTCGCGATCGATGGCGAGGCGCGCGGCGAGTTCGAACTGCAATATGCCGCCGCGGTCCGCAAATGGCGGATGAGCGCCGCCGGGCCGGACGACCTGCCGCAGAGCCTGACGTCGCGATTTTTGGGCGAGCTGAAGCCGTTTCAGACGGAAGGCGTGCGCTTTCTGCTCGCCAATGGCCGCGCGCTGCTGGCGGACGATATGGGCCTCGGCAAGACGGTCCAGGCGTTGGCGGCGCTGGCGGGGGCGGACCGTTGGCCGGCCGTGGTGCTGTGCCAGCCGCATATGCAAACGCATTGGGAGCGCAAGATCGGCGAGTTTCTCGACAGCCGGTTCGCCTCCGGCGATCTGCTATCGCCGGGCGGAAAAATATCCGTCGCCTCGCTTCGTGGCGCGAAGCCCGATGCGACGGCGCCGCAGGCACATATCTATATCGTCCATTATCTCGTCGTGCATGGCTGGATCGATTTGCTCGTCGCGCGCGGCGTCGCGGCCGTCGTCTTCGACGAATGCCAAGAGCTGCGCCATAGCGGGACGCGAAAATTCGAGGCGAATAAAAGGCTCGCGCGGGCTGCGCAGCTCGTCTTCGGCCTGTCCGGCACGCCCATCTACAATAAGGGCCTCGAAATCTACAATGTGCTGAATGTCATCGATCGCGGCTGTCTCGGTCCGAAGGTGGATTTTCAAGAGCAATGGTGCTCCGAGCGCGACCCTTCGCTGGTCTCCGCGCCGGATGCGCTCGGCGAATATCTCGTCGATCGCGGGCTCGTGCTGCGCCGGCGCAAGCAGGATGTTCTCGCCGAGCTGCCGCCAAAGCGGCGCGTCATAGAGCAGATAGACGGCGACGATGGGACGTTTCGCGCGCTGTTGAAAGAAGCGATCGGGCTGGCGCAAGAAGCCGAATATGTGACCGATGGATTTCAGCGCGCGCAAATGGAGGCGATGGCGATCGCCAAGCTGCGGCGCGCCACCGGCGTCGCCAAAATAAAGGCGGCCTGCGCCTTTTTGCGCGGGCTGATGGAATCGGGCCAGCCGACGCTCGTCTTCGCTCATCATCTCGTCGTGCATGAGGCGATCTGCGAGGCGCTGGACGATTTCGCGCCGGCGCGCATCACGGGAGAGGAAAGCCCGTCGCAAAAGGATGCGGCGCGCCAGCGCTTCATCGACGGCGATACCAATCTCTGCATGATCGCCCTGCGCAGCGCGACGGGCATAGACGGTCTGCAAGCGCGAGCGCGGGTCGTCGTTTTTGTCGAGCTCGATTGGTCGCCGGCGGTTCATGCGCAGGCCGAGGATCGCGCCTATCGCATGGGCCAGAACGACAGCGTGCTCGTCTATTATCTGACGGTCGCGCTCGGCTCCGATCCGTTCGTGATGATGACGCTTTCCGTCAAGGAGCGGCAGTTTCTCGGCCTCATGCAGGATGCGGCGGAGACGGAAGAGGACCGCCGCGCCGCCGAGACCGCGGCCGAACGGCACAAGGCCGAGCTGCTCGCCATGTTGCGTGGGGGGCGGATGTGATCGCCCTCACTCTCTATGACGAGGCGCGGCGGGCGCTGGATGCGGCGTGGCGCGTCGATGAGGTGATGCCGATACGCGATCGGGCGGCGGCGGTGCTGGCGGCGGCGCGCATCGCGCGTGACGAGCAACTGGTGCGGCAGGCGACGGAAATAAGGCTGCGAGCCGAGCGCAAGGCGGGCGAGCTGCTGCGCGAGATGGCGATCAATGGCGAGCGCGACCGTGGCGCGGGCGGGGATCGAAAATCACGGTCGCCGGATGCGACCGTGAAAACGCTCGACGAGATCGGCGTGACGAAATCGCAATCGAGCCGCTGGCAAAAGCTCGCCGATATGCGGACGGAGGATTTCGAGGCGAAGCTCTCGGGCGCCTCGAAGGAGATCGAGCGCGCGCTCGTCGCGACCAAGGCCGAGCGGCAGATGGAGAAGCGCCAGCGGCGCGCGGCGCGCGAGCGCGAGCTGGGCGCGCGGATCTGCGCTTGGCCGACGAAGCGCTATGGCGTGATCTATTGCGACCCGGCTTGGAAGTTCGAGACGCATTCGGAGAATGGGCTCGATCGCGCGGCCGACAATCATTATGCGACGATGACGATCGACGCGATCAAGGCGCTCGATGTGGAGAGCATCGCTGCGGATGATTGTGTGCTGTTCATGTGGGTGACGCGTCCCTTTTTGATGATGGGCGGAGCCGTCTGTGAAGCATGGGGCTTCGAATACAAAACATGTTTCATCTGGGACAAGATCGTCGCCGGGAACGGCTATTGGAATCTCGACGACGCTGAAATTCTGCTCATCGCCACGCGCGGCAACGTTCCCTGCCCTGCACATGGCGATCAGAAATTCAATGCGATGCAACATGAGCTGAAGGCGGCGCATAGCGCCAAACCCGAGCGTTTCGCCGAGATTATCGAGACCTACTTCCCGCATCTGCCGAAGATCGAATTGAATCGGCGCGGTCCGGCGCGGAAGGGCTGGGACGCTTGGGGCAATGAGGCGGAGGGCGCGGAGGGATGAGCATGGAAGCGCTGCTCTGGGCCGAGGGGCAGATCGCGGGCGGCTCGCAATCGCGTTTCGTCTTGCTGATCCTCGCCGGCTGCGCCGATGAGTGCGGGCGCGCCGATGTGACATGCGCGAAGATCGCTGCTCTAACGGAAATGCGCGAAGCCCAGGTGCGCGCGGCGTTTCGCCAATTGCGCGATCGCGGGCTGCTCGAAAATCCGCTGCTCGCCTGTGGAGACGGCGTCTATCGGCTGACGATGGCGAGCGCGGAGACACTGCGCACGTCGGCGCTCGACGAAATTCGGGAGGCGTCATGAGTCCGCGGCGGATCACGCTTTCCGAGCGCATGGCTGCTGTCGAGCGCGCGCATTCGGTCTTCACCGGGGCGGAGCGCGCGCCGACGCGGCCGTCCGAGCGAGAGTATCTCTCCGATTGTCTGCGCGGCGCCTATGAGGCGCTGCGCATGCTCGCGGCCAATGAGGCCGATCTGCTGGCGTTCATCGAATGCCGGCGCGCGGCGCGCGAGCGTGGGGCGATAGAGGGCGCGCCGGCCGCTGCGGCGGCGCCGAACACGGCGAAGCCGGCGCGTCGCGCGCGGCTCGGAATGCTGGCGGCGCTGCGCTGCCGCAATGTGCTGTTTCAGCGATTTTTGGGCGCGGGCGACGAGGCGGCGGCGAGCGCGGCTGTGCGGACGCGCTGCGCTGTCGAGAGCCGCGGCGAATTCGATCGCGACGCCAAAGCGGCGGAGCGCTGGCGCGCGCTGGAGGCGGAATTCATCACCTGGCGCGATTGCGCGGGAGGCGCGGCGGAGCGCGCCGGGAGCGAGGGAAGCATATGAGCATCGAACCGCCGCGCCGACAATTTCGGCCGCCGCCGCGCCCGCGGAAGGAGCGGAAAATCTATCTCGATTTCGCCTGCAATGACGAGCGCGGGCTGTTTCGCGGCCGCGCGACGATGGCGCATTTTCGCATGATCGGCGCGCGCGAGCTCGACGGCTGCGATCTTTCGCATGACGATTGGGAACGCGGCGCGGCTTTCGGCCTCGTCGACGGCGAATTGCGGATGCATCGGCGGCGCTTTCCGATTCTCGGCTGGCGGGAATGGCACGGGAACTGGTGCTGGAATCGCTATGCGCTGACGCGCGCCGATGGGCTGGCGCTGCTGCATGCGATGGCGGCGAGCGGCGCGTGGAGCTGCGACGGTGGATTCACGCGGATCTGCGATTGGTGGGACCGGATCGCCGCGGCGGAGGCGCTGGCGGCGGCCGCGCGGCGGGATGTGGCGCGCGCGCGCGACGAGGCGGAGCGGCGCCGATGAGCATAAAGGCGACGAGCTGGGCATGGGAGCTCGACGATCGGCGCTTGAAGCCGACGCTGTTCCTCGTGCTGCTGGCGATCTGCGACGCGGCGCATGAGGATCGCAATTTCGAATGCGTGCTCAAGCATTCGACGATCGCGGCCAAGGCGAAAATCTCCGACGATTCCGTCGCGCGGCAGATCGCGCAGCTGCGCGCCTATGGATATTTGCATGTCGTCAAGCATAGGGGCGAAGACGGCAAGCAATTGACCAATCGCTATATCGTGCTGATGACCGACGCGGCGCGGCGGCACGCCTACTCGCTCGGCTGGGACGGCGCGATCGACGCGGTAGAGGAGCGTTCTGAAGAACGAACGGATGCGGGCGCGGATATGGCGAGCCGACCCGCAATTTGCGGGTCGGACCGACCCGCAAATCAGGGCGAGCCGACCCGCAAATTCGACGAAGCCGACCCGCACTGTTGCGGGTCGGTAATAGACGATTTTAACGAATCTAACGATTCCCCCTCTAAGGCCCCCGAGGCTTTTGGAGAGAGAGGCGCTTCGCGGGATTTCGAAAAACGAACGGCGGAGGGCGCGCCGGCGTCGCGGGGCGGAGGCGCCGAGGCGCGGATCGCGCGGTGGGACGTGTTCGCCAAGGCTTGGCCTTGGGACGCGCTCGAGGGCGTCGAATTTGCGCGGCAGAAATTCATGCAGCTGACCGATGACGAGCAGATCGGGGCTGTCGAAGGCGGACCGCGCTACATCGCGGAATGCAAGGCGCGGGGGCGAATGATCGCCCATGCGAAGACCTATCTCGCCGGAAAAAGCTGGCAATCGCGAAAGGCGCGCAGCGTCGAAAGCGCAGCGGCGCTAGGCGGCGCGGGCTTCAACGTGATGTTCGGCACGGCGCAATTCTGGCGATGGCTGGACTATCACCAGGCCGTGCGGGACGTGCGGCTCTCCTGGCGCGACAGGCGCGACGGAAGCGCCTCGGCCCAGGGGCGCGAGAACGCCGTGCTGATGCCGATGCTGTTCGAGCTGCGCGGCGGGAAAGGCTTTTGGCGACAAAGCGAATGGCCTCCGCCGATCGCGGGCGGAGCGGCGCGCGCCGGGCCGGAGGGCGCGGCGGCGTGAAGCGTCGGGAAGGCGGCGTGCGGCGTGGCGTGGTGCGAGTCGGGCTTTTGGCGGATGAGGCGAGAGATGGGCGCGCAAGCGGGCGAGACGGCGAAAGAACGGCGCTGGTATGTGTTGGAGGCGCGCGAAGGCAAGGATTTCGACGTCTGCCTGCGGCTCGCGGCGGCGGGATTTCAGGTCTGGAGGCCGATCGATAAATCGCGCGTTTCGATACGGCGCTCTGTCGGCGGCGTGGATCGAATCACGCGGCGAGAAGTCAAGGTGGCGCGGTTCGGACGCTATTTGTTCGTGCGCATGGAATGCGATTGGTCTTGCATTTTTGCGATATCCACAATGCCGGGCGTCACCGGATTCATCTGCTATGCGGGAGGAAACGAGCCGGCGCCGGTGCCGGACGCGCTGGTGGAGTTCTATAGGAATCATGCGCCGGAGCATGGCAAGCCGCGCCCGAAGATCAATATCGGAGCAGTCGTCCGCATATGCGCCGGCCCGTTCGCGCTCTTCACGGGCGAAGTGGAGTCCGTTGACAAGGGCGGACGTCTGGTCATAGGAGTCGAGATATTCGGCCGTCTGACTCCGGTGCTCATGGAGTCGGGCAACGTCGAGCTTCTGGAGCCAGGCGCTGCGGCGCCTCCGAAGAAGACGGCGGACAAGGACCGAACCATTCGGCGCTCCAGCGCCCATGCGCACTAAAGCTGGAGACGCTTCGCTCGGGAGCTAGGCCAACGGCCTCCGAAGAGCGAAGCGGAATGGCCCGCAAAGCGGGAAGTGCGACGCAATGGCGAATCCCCCTTATGAAGCTGCGAACCTTGGCCCCGAAGGTGCGCCCGATGCGCGCCAAGGTCGAAGTGAAGAAGCAAACCGACGACTTCTATCGGTCCGCGGAATGGATCGCGCTACGCAAGCAGGTGCGCGCCGAGCGCGGCAGGATCTGCGAAGGCTGCGGCAAGACCTATGAGGATGACGGCTCGCCGGTCGATCTGATCCTCGACCACATCATCGAACGGCGGGACGGCGGCGCGGACTTCGACCCGCGCAATGTCCAGCAGCTCTGCACGCGGGCCGGCGGCAATGGGCGCGGACGCATCGGCGGGTGCCACAACCGCAAGACCGCCTCCGAGAAGCAGCGCCGCCTGCAGGGCCGCTGACCGACGCAAAAAAGCGAAGCAAATCAATGCGATGCCGACGCGATCGACCACGCAAGCCCCGTGCCACCCCCACCCCAGGGGGGGGTAAAAAGTCTGAGGCCCCGAGGGAGCCGCGACCGGCATGGGTGTCACGCGCGAAAAATTTCTGCGCAGCGCAATAGCTTTGATTGGCGCGTTTGAATGCGGGTAATCAAACATGAGTGATCAGCCGAAATCGAAGCGCGGCGGAAAGCGCCCCGGCGCCGGCCGAAAGCCCAAGGGTTTCGTGAAGCCATCGGCGATCAGCGAGCTCAATCGCGTCGCCGCGCTCGCGACCGCCCCGCCGGATGAAATCGATGGCGTCGCCCAGCGGCACGCCCATGGCGCGATCGAGGCGCTGGTCCGGCTGCTGTTCTACGGCTCCAGCGAAGCCGCCAAGATCGCCGCCGCGAAGGAAATCCTCGATCGCGGCTACGGCAAGCCGGCCGTCGAGATCGGTGGAGACGCCGCCATGCTACCGCTCTTCATGGCGCCCGACTCTCTCGCGATCCGCTCCGAATCGCTGACCCAGGAAATCCGCGCCGAGGCGCGCAAATACGCCAATCTCGCCGTCGAAGCGCTCCGCAAGATCGCGAGCGACGGCGCCAGCGAGACGGCCATCGCCGCCGCGTCGAAAGCGCTGCTCGATCGCGGCCTCGGCACGGTGGGCAAGGCGCGCATGCCGGACGAGCAGCGCGAGCGCCCGCTCGGCAAGAAGGAAGAGGCGGCCCGCGCCGCCGAGGCCGCCGCCACCGGCCGCTACGCCACCCCCGCCGCCCCGCGAGGCTATCAATGACCGCCGAGCCCTGGTGGACCACCGCATGCATCGACTGGGAGCGCCGCATCGTCGAGGGCCGCTCCCTGTTGCCGTGCGGCCCGCTGTTCCCGGACGAGGCGGCGGCGTGGATGGGCGTCTTCGCCAATCTGCGCCTCGTCGATCTCCCCGGCTCGCCGACCATTGGCCAGGCCTGCCGCGAGTGGATCACCGATTTCGCCGCCTTTCTCTTCGGCGGCTATGACCCCGATTTGGGCGTTCGTTACATCAACGACATTCACCTCGATATCGCCAAAAAGAACATCAAGAGCACGTTTGCTGCGGCAGTCTTCACCACCTGCATGGTCCGCAACTGGCGCCCGAGCGCCGAGCTCAACATCGCCGCGCCGACGAAAGAAATCGCCGACAACAGCTTCCTTCCGTCTCGCGACATGATCGCCGCCGACCCCGATCTGCGCGCCCTCTTCCACGTCAAGGAAAACCAGCGCGTCATCGAGCATCGCAACACGCGCGCCGTCGGCAAGGTGGTGGCGGCGGATTCGGAAACGGTGGGCGGCAAGAAATCCAGCGTCATCATCTTTGACGAGCTCTGGCTGTTCGGCATGCGCGCCGGCTCGGAGGCGATGCTGCGCGAGGCCAAGGGCGGCATCGCCTCGCGCAATGAGGGCTTCCTGCTCACCCTCTCCACCAAGCCGGACGGGCCGCCGCGCGGCGTCTACGCCCAACGCCTCGAATATTTCCGCGGCGTGCGCGACGGCAAGATTCACGATCCGCACAGCTTCGGCCTCATCTACGAATATCCGCCGGCGATGATCAAGGACGGCACCTATGCCGAGCCGCGCTTCTTCTACATCCCCAATCCAAATCTCGGCGCCAGCGTCTCCGAGCAATATCTCATCTCGGAAATGGGCAAGGCCGCGCGCGCCGGCAAAGCCAGCCTCGCGAATTTCCACGCTAAGCACCTCAATGTCGAGCCGTCGATCGCGCTGCGCTCGGATGGTTGGGCCGGCCTCGAAGTCTGGTCGCGCGGCCGCGATCGCACGCTCACGCTGGACAGCCTGCTCGAGCGCTGCGAGGTCGTCACCGTCGGCATAGACGGCGGCGGCCTGGACGATCTCCTCGGCCTCGCCGTCTGCGGCCGCGAGCGCGAGACCGGCCGCTGGCTCATCTGGGCGCATGGCCTCGTCTCGACCATCGGCGTCGAGCGCCGCAAGAAAAACGCCATCGATTACCTCCGCTTCGCCGAAACCGAGGAGCTGACCGTCTTCGAATTCACCCGCGGCGCCGATGGCGTCTACGGTCTGCCGGAGGACTCCGAGCAAGACGCCCCGAGCCTCCTGCCCCTGCCCCTGCCCCTGCCTCTCCCGCCGTCGCCGAGCGCCGAGCCGGAGACAGAAGAATCCTCCGCCGTCGCCGCCCTCCTCGCCCGCGCCCTCCCCGCCTCGGACGATCCCAACGCCCTCCCGCCGGACATCGCCTATATCGTCGCCCTCGTCGCGCGAATCCGCGATCTCGGCCTGCTCGCCCAGGTCGGCGTGGACGCCGCCGGCATAGGCTCCATCGTCGACGCTTTGGCGGCGATCGGCGTGACGCAGGACGCCGGCACGCTGGACGCGGTGCGCCAGGGCATAGGCCTTATGGGCGCGATCAAGACGGCCGAGCGCATGCTCGCCGCGCGCCGCCTGCTCTATCCGCAATCGGCGCTGCTCGACTGGTGCGTCGGCAATCTGCGCATCATCCCCACGGCGACGGCGATGCGCGTCGCTCGCGACGAGAGCGGCTTCGGCAAGATCGACCCCGCCATCGCCGTCTTCAACGCGATAGCGCTCATGAGCATGAATCCCGAGGCGCAGAATTCCGGCGCCTCCATCTACGACGCCGAGGAAAACTGGACGCCCAGCGACGCCCCCGAATCCGAGACGGCCCTTCCCGCGCTCGCGCGCCCGGCGCCGCGCGCCAAGCCGTCCATTTACGATCAGGCGTGGGGCTAGCCCATGTGGCCATTCTCCCGCCGCGCGCCGGAAGTCGCCGAGCGTATCGAGCCGACCATTCAGGCGACGCTCGAAAATCCCAATGTCCCGATCAATCAGGAATCGCTCGCCATCATCATCGGCGGCGGTCCGACCATGGCGGGGCCGCATGTCAATGAGCGCAGCTCGCTGCGCAATGTCGACGTCTTCCGCTGCGTCTCCATCCTCTCGGGGATCGTCGCCTCGCTCGATCTCAACATCTATCATCTGCAGCCGGCCGGCCGCGAGCTCGCCACGGGACACCGCGTCTTCCCGTTTCTGCATGATGCGCCGAACGATTTCATGACGGCTTTTTCCTGGAAAGAGCTCGTCATGCTGCACTGCCTGCTCTGGGGCAATCACTACAGCGTCATCGAATATGACAACGCCGCCCGTGTCGTCGGCTTCGTGCCGCTGCTGCCCTGGCAGGTCGAGCCCTTCCGCCGCGACAATGGAACCATCGCCTATAAGGTGCGGCTCGATGACGGCTCGGAGATCGTCGAGTCCGAAGACATGCTCCATATTCCGGGGATCGGCTTCGATGGGCTCCGCGGCCTTTCGGTCATTTCCGCCGTCGGTCGCCAGGCCATCGGCACATCGCTGGCGATGGAGGAATTCACCGCGCGGCTGCATTCCAATGGCGTGAAGCCGAGCGGCATAGGCAAGGCGAAGGAAGGGATTTCGCCCTCGTCCTTCAATCGCATGCGCCAGCAATTCGAGAATTTTTATTCCGGCTCCTCCAACGCCGGCAAGACGCTGTGGGTGGATAGCGGCACGGAATGGCAAGCCGTGCAAATGTCGCCGGTCGACGCCGAGACTTTGGCCTCGCGGCGCTATTCGACAGCGCAGATCTGCAATATCTTCGGCGTGCCGGCGATGCTGCTGAACGAGAACGCCGATATGACGGCCTGGGGCGCTGGCATAGAGCAGATCATGCTCGGCTTTCAGATCACGACGATCAATCCATGGCTGCGGCGCATGGAGAATGAGTTCAACCGAAAGCTCTTCCTCGGCACGCGCTATCGCGCCGAATATGAGCGCGAAGGCCTCATCGTCATGGACGCCAAGGCGAAGGCGGAACTCTATTCTAAGCTCGTCGCCAATGCGCTGATGCGGCCGAACGAAGGCCTCAAGAAGTTCAACCTGCCCTCCGCCGGGCCGGCCGGCGACAAGCTCTACATGCAGGGCGCGATGCGCTCGCTCGACTCCATCGCCGAGGCGGAAGCGACGAGCGGCGGCCAAAAGCCCGCTCCGGCGCCGCCGCAGCGCGAGCCCCCGCAACCCAGTGACCCGAGGTCGCCGAAGCCATGACTTCTTTTCTCGCCCCCTTTGACGCGCCCATCACCCAGGTCATGCTCGAGCATATGGCTTCGCGACGTTATATCGATGCGGAAATTTGCAAGGTTTTCAGCATTCAGATTTGGATGCTACAGAAAAAACACCACATCTTCGCCCGTCTCGACAAGGAGACGGCGCGCAAGCAATGGAGCGACCGCTTCAACAATCGCGCCCCGGCGACGCGCGCCAAGGGCAATCTGACCATCAAGGCCCAAGCCGACGGCTCGACCGATATCCTTCTCTATGATGAGATCGGCTATTGGGGCGTCACCGCCAAGGATTTCATCGCGCAGCTCGGCTCCATCTCCTCGCCATCCATCCGCGTGCGCATCAACAGCCCTGGCGGAGACGTCTTCGATGGCCTCGCCATCTACAATGCATTGAAGCAGCATCCCGGCGAAATCTCCTGTGTCGTCGAAGGGCTCGCCGCCTCCGCCGCTTCCTTCATCGCTTTGGCCGGCAAGCGCTGCGTCATGGCGGAAAATTCGCTCATGATGTGTCATTGCGCATGGGGATTCTCCATCGGCAACAAAGCGGACATGATGGAGACCGCCGTCATCCTGGAGAAGATCGACGCGCAGCTCGCAGGCGTCTATGCGGCCAAGACCGGCAAGTCTCCCGGCGAATGTCTCGCCATGATGGCTGGCGAAGGCAAGAACGACGGCACCTGGTTCACGGCGCAGGAGGCGAAAGACTATGGCCTCGTCGATGAGCTGCTCGCGAGCTCCGAGACGACGGAACAGCCGGACGCCCAACCGGAGAATAAGCACGACGATCTCGCGCGCCGCGTCCGCGCGATGCGCGCGCGCCTCGCCATCGCCGAGCGCGACTGACCTTTCGGCCTTTCGGCCGGCGCCGCAAACGCTCCTTCGGCAAGAGCTTCCACCGAGGAAACCGACATGAAGAGCAAAGCACTGCGCGAGCAGCGCGCGAAGCTTATCGAGGACGCTCGCGCGCTGCTCCCTGCCGACGGCGCGATCTCCGATGATGTGAGCACGAAGTTCGATGAGATGATGGCCGCGGCCGACAAGCTCAAAGGCGACATCGATCGTATCGAGCGTCTCGAAGGCGAAGAGGCCGCGCTCGGCAACCGCATCGAACGTCGCGCGGGCCGCGAAGGCATTTCGAAGGACGAGGCCGAGCATAAGAACAAGCTCGAAAGCGAAGCCTTCAACGCCTATCTGCGTTTCGGCATGAACGGGCTCAATGAGGAGCAGCGCTCCATCGCCACGGCGCGATTCCAGAATCCGCAGAGCGGCTTTCAGAACGCGCTCGGCACTGTGCCAGACACCGCCGGCGGCTATACGGTGCCGGAAGGCTTCTATGGCCAGCTGGAAGACGCCCAGCTCGCTTATGGCGGCATGCTCGAGAACGCCTTCGTCTTCGACACCTCGACGGGCAATGCGCTGCCGATCCCGACCGATAACGACACCTCGAACAAGGGCGCCATTCTCGGCGAAAACACGCAGGCGTCGTCTCAGGACCTCACCTTCGGCGCAGTGACGCTCAACGCCTATACCTATAGCTCGAAGCTGGTGCTTATCTCCAATCAGCTTCTCAACGATTCCGCCTTCAATCTCGACAGCTTCCTCGCCAATAAGCTCGGCGTGCGCATCGCGCGCATTCTGAACGACCATACGACGACGGGAGACGGCGCCAGCAAGCCGCTCGGCGTCGTCACCGCGGCGACGCTCGGCGTCACCGCCGCCTCCGCTTCGGCGGTGACCGCCGACGAGTTCGCGATCGATCTCGTTCACAGCGTCGACCCGGCCTATCGCCCGAACGGCAAGTTCATGTTCGCGGATTCGACGTTGAAGGCGCTCAAGAAGCTGAAGGATGGCGAGGGCCAGTATCTCTGGACCTCCGGCCTGCAGTTCAAGGAGCCGGATCGCCTCGGCGGCTATCCCTATATCGTCAATCAGAGCATGGACGCTTATGGCTCCGGCAAGAAGCCGATCGCCTTCGGCGATTTCTCGAAATATTTCATTCGCCGCGTCGCCGGCGTCCAGGTGCTGCGTCTCACCGAGCGCTACGCCGACTACAATCAAACCGGCTTCCTCGCCTTCCAGCGCTGGGACGGCAATCTCGTCGACGCCGGCACTCACCCCATCAAATATCTGACCATGTGACGCGCGCGGCGCCGGCTCCCGCTTGTGCGCCGCCCTTCCCTTCCCCTCTCACCGCAAAAGGAGCCGCGCCATGCGCCGCGACCTCGCCAATCGCATCAATCTCAAGCCGGCGATCCAGCCGGTCGTCGTCACCGATAATACGCCCCAGGCCTCCGCCATCATCGACACCGCCGGCTATGAGAGCCTCACCTTCGCAATCGAAACTGGCACGCTGGCGGACGCCGACGCCACTTTCGCCGTCACCATGGAACATGGCGATGACGCCGCGCTCGCCGACACGGCGGCGCCGGCCGCGACCGATCTCATCGGCACGACCGCGCTGGCGAGCTTCACCTTCGCGGCCGACGGCGCCTGCCGCAAGATCGGCTATATCGGCACGAAGCGCTATGTGCGCATGACGATCACGCCGAGCAACAACACCGGCAACGCCCCGCTCGCCGCCATCGCCATCCTCGGCGACGCCAAGAGCCGCCCGACCGCCAATCCCCCGGCCTGACGCAAGACGCGGCGCCTCTCGCGCCGCCTCCCCTCTCTGACATAGGAGCCAGCGGCGATGGCCGACGCGAATTATCAGACCAAGGTCTATCATAAGCAGGGCGGCGACGAGCTGGTCATCGCCAGCGGCGGCAAGCTCACCATCGAATCCGGCGGCCTCGTCGAGAATGCCGGCATTCATGCGACGGTCCAGGGCGCGCCCACGGCGAAGACGGTCTCGGCCACTCTCACGGCGGCGGAAATCCTCGCCGGGATCATCACCGTCAATCAGGGCGCGGGCGCCGCCTCGGCGCTGCAGCTGCCCCTCGCGACGGCGATGGATACGGCGCTCGCCGCCTTCGGCGCGAATGACTCCTTCGACTTTTCGGTCATCAATATTTCGACCGTGGATGCGGAGGACGCCAGCCTGACGACCAACACGGGCTGGACGCTGGTCGGCTCCATGGACATTCCCGCCTATAGCGCCGCGGGAAGCCTCAACTCCTCCGGCCGCTTCCGTGCGCGCCGGACGGCGGCGGGCGCCTGGACGCTCTATCGGCTGTCGTGAGGAGGGCGCGATGGAAGTCCTCATTCTGCGCGAATTCACCTGCTCGAAAGAGGACGGCTCGCGCGATCTCGCCCCCGGCGACACATTCGACGTCCCGGATCGGCTTATCGATGCGCTCGAGAAGGGCGGCTATGTCCGCCGTCCTCCTGCGCTTGTCCCGGCCGCTTCGCCGCGCGGCGGCAAGCGCTCGGCCTCGCCGCCGGAAGCGCCGCTCCTCGCGCCGCAGGCGCCGGAGACCGTTGCCGGCGAAGCATCCTCCGACGCCGCGCCGGAAGAGGCGGCGCGCGCCGCGGCGGCTGCCTCGGAACCGGCCGCCGCCGGCGCGAATGAGCAGGGCTGATGGCGTTCGAATCTTTCATCACCGTCCAAACGCCGGCCGCCGATCTCAATCTGCTCACGATAGAGCAGCTGCGCGCCGCGGCCGGCGTCTCGGACGGCTCGAAAGACACCGCATTGAAGGCGCTCGGCGCCCGCGTCTCCTCCGCCATCACCGCGGCATGCCGCGTCGCCGACGATGGGATCAATCCGCCGACGCTGCGCAAGGAGACGATCCTCGAGACCTTTCGCCGCCCGTCCTATTGGGCGAAGGGCTCCTGGCCTTTCGCGGATAGCGAGATGCAGCGCCACAGCCTCATATTGGCGCGTCGTCCCGCCGTCTCCGTCGCCTCGGTCATCGTCGATGGAACGACGCTCGACGCCACGCAATATGAGCTTCACGCCGCCGACGGAATTCTCGTGCGCCTCTCCGGCGATCAGCCGACCGCATGGCTGAATTGGAAGATCATCGTCACCTATGACGCCGGCTTCGCCACAGTGCGCGACGATCTCGCCCTCGTCGCCAGCCAGCTCGCGCAAATCCTCTGGTGGCAGGACGGCCGCGACCCCAACCAAAAGGTCGATTATGTCGACGGCGTTGGGCGCAGCGAGTGGTTCGCAAACCCGCATCTCGGCGATCTCGTCCCGGCGTCGCTCATCGGCGCCCTCGACGCCGCCGGCTATGTCAACCACATTCCGGGGTGAGGCATGATCGAGGCTCTGGTCTCCCATATCTTCGCGCTGCGCAATCTCGCGCATCTCGCGCATTGGTCCACGGGCAATTACGCGGCGCATATGGCGCTCGGCGATTTCTACGAGGAGATCGTCGAGAAGATCGACGCCATCGTCGAAATCTACCAGGGCCGCAACGCGCTCATCGGCCCCGTGCCGCCGCTCGTCTTCGACGACGCCGATATCATCCCGCGCATTCGCGAAGAGATGGACTGGCTTTCCGCCAATCGCGCCGCCATCGCCGCCGGTGACGAAGTGATCGGCAATCAGCTCGACGAGCTCGGCGCGATCTTCGGCCGCGCACTCTACAAGCTCCGCTTCCTGTCGTGAGGGCGAAATGAGCATCAAAAACATCTTCAAAAATCTCTCCGCCGGCCGCACCTCTCCGCCGTCGGCGCATATCGCCGTGACGCCCAGCGATACGGTCGATCTGGAATTCGTCACGCAATCGCTCTATGTGGGCGGCGCCGGAAATGTCGCCGTGGTGAGCATCGACGGCGATACTGTCACCTATGTTTCAAACGGCGGCTACATCATCGGCGAATTTACGCGCGTCCTATCGACCGGAACGACCGCCACCAATATCATCGCAGCCGGCCGGCGCGCGTGATGCTCAGCTTTCTCCGCGCACTCTTCGCATGGCGCCTCGTCGCCGAGCATGGCCGCTACGCCTATTTCGAGAACGACGTGGCCGGCGCACGAGAAGCCCATGTCATTCTCCGCAATGGCGGCACGCATCCCGCTCATCGTCGCTGGCTCGCTGGCGGGGATTGGTCCTATGAGCGTCCGCCGCCGCCGAGGTCGCAATCCGGCGTGAAAAGCATTGGAGCCGCACGCTGATGGACTCCCCCAACGTCTACAGCCTCACCGCCTCCGTCACCGCGGCGGGAACGGTGGTGAGCGAGTGGATCACGGGCCTCGAGGGGATGCTCGCCCTCGCCGCCTCCATCCAATTCGCCTATGGCTCCGGCGGCTCGTCCTGCCGGGTGTATCTGCAGACGTCATTCGATAGCGGCGCCACGGCCCAGGACGTCGCATGCGCCGCCTTCGCCACCGCGGCCGCGACGAAGCAGTTCAACCTTTCCGCGCTGACGCCCGTCATATTGCCGGTCGCCTCGCCGACCGATGGAACCATGCCGGATAACACGGCCCAGGACGGAATCCTCGGCCCGCGCTACCGGCTCAAAATCATCTCGACCGGCACTTACGCCGGAACGCAGGTCACAGCGAGGCTCAACGCGCGATGATTGCGGGATGCGCGATGAGCGAGGAAAGCGCGCGTCTCGTCGCCATGCTCAACGCGCTCGCATGGTGGATTTTCGCTTGCGGACTTCTCGCCTTCGTCATGACCGAGATCGTCTATCACATTCGCGCGGCCATCTGGGCGCGCCGGCGCATCGGCTCTCTGTCGAGCGAAAATCTCCGCGCCGCGCTGAAAGATAAAGGGACGAACGATGCGTAGAGCCTATATCGATATTGTCGTGGAATTGCTGCGCAAAGAAGCCGTCGACCTCCTGGCGAATGCCGGACTTGCGATCATCGGAAGCGCATATTTCGACCATCGGGGCGTGATCCGCCTCATGATCGAAGGCGACGCCCTCGGAGCAGAATTCGAGGTCGATGAGGGAACCATTCCGAAAGTCGCCAATCTGTTCCTTGTCGAGCATATGCGCGAGGGCGTGCGCTCGGCGGAAATCGATCGCTTTCAAGTGACCTCCTTGCAGCCGATCCCCATTTGCACTTGCAACAAGTCTGGGTGGGGCGTCATCGTATGACCCCCGCGCAAGCCCGCTCCTCCCTCGATCGCATGCTCCGCCAGGCGGGCCAGACGGTCACGCTCACGCGCTATCATGGCGTCCAGCGCGTCCCCGTCTCGGTGGAGCTGCGCGCCCATATCGTCGACTACAAGCCGGAGCAGATCGCCGCCGACTCCAGCCTGCGCACGGGCGACCGCAAGGCGATCATGTCGACGACTGAAATCGACGCCGCGCAATGGCCCGGCGCCGTGCCGGACGATCAGCGCCAGCCCGGTGACGCGCGCGTCCCGCGCCATGCCGACACGATCACGACGCCGGAAGGCAAGGTCTACACGGTCGTCGACGGCCACGAGGCGATCCGCCTCGGCGCGGATAGCGAGCTGATCCGCATCGAAGCGCAGGTGCGCTGACATGGCCCCCGATGACGTCGTCGCATTCTTCCGCGGCGCAATCGAAAGCTATTGGACCTTCACCTTGGTCAAATGGCCCAATGAGCAGCCCTTCGATCCCAATTCGCAGCCCTATCTCGAGTTGCAATTCCCGCTCTATCGCGAGCAGCTCGCCAGCATGGGCGCGCCGGGCGCCGATTATCTCGCCGGCGAGGGCGCGGCGCATATCGCGCTGCTCACGCCCATCGGCGGCGGCCTGCAGGGCGCCTCGTCCGAGCAATGGCAGACGCGCTTCAACACGCTGATCGCGTCGCTGCGGCCCAAGGTGTTCGCCAATGGCCTCGGCCAGACATTCGAGGCGCAGACGTCCGCTTCCTATGAGGACGACGGCTATTTCGTCCGCAGCACAGCCATCGCCTACGCCTACCAGAAATTCGGCTGACGGCCGCAGCAAGAGAGGGTCCGCCCCATGGCGCTTTTTCCATCCCGCATTGTCCAAGTCGCCACCGTCCCCGAGGTCACCTGGGGCGTCATTCCCACCTCGCCGACCTTCCAGATCGAGCGCTTCCTCCCCGGCGACGGCCTGCAGACGAAAAAGGGAACGCAGGCGATCGAGGAGCTGCATGTCGATCCCAATGTGCGCGATCACATTCAGCTCAAGCAGGACGTCGACGGCTCGCATGATTTCATTCTGAGCTACGGCACCAACGGCGATCTGTGGTGGACGCGCATCTTGCGTAACGGCACATGGGCCACCAATGTGCTGGTCAACGGAATGACGCGCGTTCCCTTCACGCTCGAGGAGAAATTCCTCGCCGGCGCCGCGGCGGGCTATCGCCGCTTCAGGGGCGTCGAGGTCGACAAGGCGGCCATTCGCTTCGAGGCGCGCAAGGAGGTCCGCGCGACTCTCTCCTTTGTCGGGCAGGCCGAGAATGTCGCCGCCACCGCCGCCCTCTCCGGCGCCACTTACACGGCCGCAGAAACCAACGCGCTGTCCACCGGCAATACGATCGTGGCCAACGCCTTCATGGGCCTCGGCACGCTGCCGACGCTCAATTCCGTCGAGCTCGATATCGACCATGGAATTCAACCGGTCGAGGCGCTCGGCTCACTCTATCGCGCCGATCAATTGCCCGACCTCACGCGCGTCACCGGCAAGATCACCGGCTTCATTCTCGCCGCCTCGCCCGGCGACGTCACTGATCTCAGTCTCAACCACGCCAGCGGCGATATCAATTTCACCGTTGGCTCAGTCGCCAACAACAAATACACGCTCGATCTGCCCTTCGTCCGCATCACCGACGCCAAGGTGCTCGGCATGGGGACGTCCGGCGCTCTGCGCTTCGAGGTCGATTTCGCCGCCGATTACGACTCCTCCACCGGCGGCTCGATCAAGGTCACGCGGAGCGTCGCATGAAGACGGTCGAAATCACCGCCACTTTCGAATTCTACCCGGACGGCTCGGAAGCAACCAAGCGCGTCTATTCCCTCGGCGCGACGCCGGAGCTCTCCGACGCCGACGCCGATCTCTTCATCGCCAAAGGGCTGGCGCAGCTTCCGGCCGCGCCCACGCCGCAAGAGAAAGCAGCAGAATAATGGACATCGGCAATATCGACGCCGCGCAAGACGCGATCGACCTCGGCGCATGGATCGACAGCCCCTCTTTCCCCGGCGTCGCCTGGCGCGTGCGCGGCTCCAACAACGCCGATGCGAAGCGCCTGCGCGAGAAGCTCATCTCCGCCGTGCCGCGCGCCGAGCGCCTGAATGGCCTTGCGGATGAGGCGCGCGCCCGTATCGAAGCGCAGGTGATCGCCGAGACGATCCTGCTCGATGCGCGCGGTCTCACCTCCGGCGGCGCGCCGCTCGGTATTGGCGATGTGAAAGCGCAGCTCTCCACGCCCAAGCGCGGCCCGCTGCTGCGCGCCGATATCGGCGCCGCCGCGGCGCTGGTCGGCGAGGAGCAGCTCGCCGCGGTGGAGGACGACGCAAAAAACTCGTCGGCCGCCTCCGTTGGGAACTGACGTGGGGCGATTGGACCGAGTGGCTGGAAAGCCTTTCGGCGGAAGGCGAGACGCCGGCCCCGCTCCGCGACCGGCCGGAGCTGCCGGAGCGCCTCGCCCCTCTCTATGAGGCATTCGGCGCTCTGGGCGGCGATCGTCACCTCGGCGTCGGCGGCGCGGGCGCCATCCCCTTCCTCGCGATCGACGCCTATGCGCGGCGCTATCGCATAGAGGATGCGGACCAGTTCCGGCGCTTCCATGTGCTGCTCACGCGCATGGACGCCGCCTATCTCGAATGGGCGGCCGAGCGCGCGCGCAAGCCGGCGGAGACATGATGGCGGCCTCCCTCAAGCTGACGCCGATCAACACCAAGCTCGTCTTCTCCGGCGATGGCGCGGCGTCGCCGGAGACCATCGGCAAGGCCTTCGCGCGCATGGCGCGGGAGGATATCGCCAAGGTCGACCGCGACAACGCCCAGGCCGCCGGCGGCGCGCTGCGGCGCACGGATTATGTCGCCGGCGCCGAGGTCGCCGCCATCCCGGATTTCGTCGACCCGGAATCGACGATCTCGGCCCGCTGGGAAGTCGCATCCGGCGCGGTCGCTTACGCCGAGAGCCTGCTCGAGGTCGCAGGCCCTCGGCGCAGCGGCGCCTATCGCAAGCAGCATGCGATCTATGCCGACGGCGTCGCCGTCGCCAGCGTGGCCGATGTGCCGCCCGGCGCGCGCGAGGTGCTCATCGTCTCGCTCGTCCCCTATGCGCGCAAGATCGAGCGGGGCCGAAAGAAATACGCGCCCGGCGCGGTCTATCAATCGGTCGCCGCGCTCGTCGCCGCGCGCTACGGCAATGTGGCGCGCGTGAAATTCACCTTCGCCGCGCCGGAAGGTCCGGCCCCCGCGCTGGACGCATGGGCCGCCAGCCGCAGCTCCGCCGTCTCCAATTCGCGCAAGCGCCGCGCGCAGATCGCCAAGGATCTGCGCAACCCCGCCATCCTCATCTATCTCACCTGAGGGCCGCCCCTTGGATATCCGTCAGCTCGCCGAATATCAGCTCACGACCAAAGGCGTCGTCGAGGCTGCGGCGCAATTTGATCAGCTCGAGGCCGCGCAAAAGCGCGCCGCCTCCGGCGCCGATGTGCTGACCAAGCAGACAGAAATTCAGGAAAAATTTGTCACGCGCATCGGAACCAAGCTCGAGGCTTACGCGCGCTCGAACGATCAGACATATAAGGCGCTCGCCAATGCAGAGCGCGGCGAGCGCTTGCTCGAAGCCGCTCGCAAGAACGGCATAGAAGTAACGCAGGCGCAGATCGCCGCCGCAGAGAAGGCGCGCGCAAAATATAACGAGCTGGCCGCCGCGGCCAATGACAACAGCATCGCAAACGGCATGGCCCGCGCCGCCGGCGAGACCGCGCGCTTCAACATCGCGCTCGATCGCCTGCAATCCTTCGCCTGGAACAATACGAGCCTCTCCGGCAATACGATCGATCGCGTCGTTCTGCCGATCCGCTCGCTCGGCGCGGCGATCGGCGGCCTGCCCGCCATCGCCGTGGCGGCCGGCGTCGCCATAGAGGCGGCGCTCGTGCTCATCGGCCATCACGCGCAGCAGACGCTCGCCGAATTGCAGGACGTCTCGCGCCAGTCCGGGCTCGGCGTCAATCAGATCGCCGGCGCGCAGATCGTCGGCGCCCGCAGCGGCCTGACGCAGGATCAGACGCGCAGCGCTTTGACCAACGCCGGCAAGGAATATGAATCCTACCGTCGCAACGAAGGCGGCGTGAAGGATACGCTCGACAAGGTCGACGAAGGCTTTCTGAAGGTTGCGGACAAGGCCAAGAGCGCCGGCGAATTCATCGATATTATCGGCGAGAAAATCCGCGCCCTCCCACGCGAGGAAGGGCTCGACCTCTCCAAAAAGCTGTTCGGCGAGGACGCCGGCGACAAGCTCTTCGCCAATATTCAGAGCGGCGCCCTATCGATGCGCGCTCTCGGCGACGAAGCGGACCGCGCCGGAACGCTCAACGAAGCCCTCGCCAAGCATGCGGAAGAGGTGCAACGGCAGATCGACGAGGCCGCCCAGGTCGCAAAGACGAAACTCCTCGTCGCCCTGCAGGACCTCGACGACCCCATGTCGCGGCTGCAGCGCGGATGGTGGAACATCGTCGGCATAATCGCCGAGGCCGCCGGCCAGGCGGGCCGCATGCGAGATATTCTCGCCAATGGCGAGGTCGGCAAATGGGCCGGGCTACACGCCGCGGGCGGAACGTCTTTCGAAGACGCCTTCGGCAAATATCGGCGAAAAGACGCTGTGGTCGGCGCGGAAGAATATGGGCCGCCTATGCCCAAGGGCGCGCCCACGACGTCCGCCGGCGTCTCCCGCGCCCGCTACGCCGCGCGCGACGAATCCGGCTCCGGCGGCGGCGCCAGTGGCAAGAGCGACGCCGATCGCGCCGCCGAGCGTTATGAGAAAATCACCCGCGAGCTGAATAATCAGATCGATCTGCTGCGCACGCAGGGCGACGAGCACGATCGCCTCGCCCTCAAGATCGATATCGAGAAAAAGCAGCTGGAGCTCGGAACCGGCGCGACCCAGGCGCAGAAAGACCATATCGCCGAGCTGGTGACGCAGCTCGACGCCGCCAAAAAGGCGCAGGAACGCCTCAACGAAGAGGCCAAGAAGTTCAACGAGGCCTATAGCGCCGCCGCCGGCACGATTTCGGGCGCGCTCAAGGATGTGCTCAACGGCGGCAAGCCGGGCGACGCGCTGCAAAAAGCGCTGCAATCCATCCAGGGCCAGCTCCTCGACGCCTCGCTCACGGGCGCGGGCCCCTACGCCAAGCTGCTCGGACTCAACGGCAAGGACGGCGCGGTCGGCGGCCTCTTCGGCGGCCTCGCCAGCGCGCTCGGCCTCGGCGGCAATCAGACGACAGGGACGATGAACGTGCAGGCCGGCGTCGTGACCGTCAACGGCGGGATCGGCGCGGGCGCTGGCGGCGGCGGCCTGCTCTCCGGCCTCACCAATTGGATCGGCGGCCTCTTCGGCCAGAATGCAGACGGCACGGACAACTGGCGCGGCGGCCCGACCTGGGTCGGCGAGCGCGGCCCGGAGCTGGTCAATCTGCCGCGCGGATCCTCGGTCACGCCCAATGCGCAGAGCCTCGCCTATACGCGCTCGCTGGCGAATGACAATCGCGGCGGAGCGTCCGCCTCGCCGGTGACGGTGAATCTCATCAAAGCGCCTCCCGGAACTGACGTGAAGCAATCGACGGACTCCCGCGGCGGCCGGCGCATCGATGTGGTCTTCGATGAGCGCATCGCCGCCGCGTCAGGCTCGCCGCAAGGCGTCGCCGTCAATCGCGGCCTCTATGGCCTCAAGCCGGTCATCACCCGGCGCTAGTCCTATTGGGCGGAGTCGGCGACAGCCTGCTGGCGACGCCTCTTGCGTTCCACCACAGGCGCCGGCTGGGGCGCCTCCGGCTCCAGCGTCGCGAAAACCGGGTTCGGGGTGTGCTCCAGCGTCGCGCCATTGGACGAGTCGACCGCTGCCCCAATGATCCCGCCGGCGAGAATATTTCCCGCGAGCGCTGCGCCGCCGCCGACCGGCACATGTGTCCCGACGAAAATCTGCTGCTGCTGATAGCCGGGCTTGGAGAAAACCACAGAAAACTGCGAGTCGCGCGGCAGCTCGAAAGTGCAAGGCGTCGCCTCGCAAACCATGCCCGTCGAAACGCGCGCCGTCGCGCCGGCCGGAGAAGAGGCGAAGGTCACATTCTCGGTCGTGCCTCGCACGATTGTCGCGCAGCCGGAAATAGACATGGAAATACAAGCAGCAACAAAGACAAATCTCATTTCGCGCCCCGATTGTTCGGCAATTGTGCGGCGGCGACATTACGCGATCGGGCGCTGATGACAATCCCTGTTTGGCCGGCGTCGCTCCCACAGCGCATCTTGCGCGACGGCTATAGCGAGCCGCTCCCCGATGGGCGCTTGTTCACGAAGCCATCGGCCGGGCCGCCGAAGTCGCGCCGGCGCTATTCGAAAGCCGCCGTCCCGATAACGGCGACCATTGTCGTCGACTATGCCAGCAAGGCGCGTCTCGAGCGCTTCTGGGTCGAAGAACTCGATTGGGGCTCGCTCCCCTTCATCATGCCGGATCAGACGCATGATGGCGTGCCGATATTCACCTCCGCTGGCGTCCCGCTGCTGACGAGCGCCGGCGTTCCCATTCTCGTCACCGCCTATTGGCTGGTGATGTTCCAGGAAAATTCGGCTCCGAAATTCGATCCGCTCGGCGTGCAGTTCCGCGCCGCCTTCACTCTGCTGAAGCTGCCCTGACAATGCCGCGCGTCCCCGTCACCTCTCGCCGGACCATGTATGAGCAGCATTCGTCGGAAATCGAGGTGCTCCTCATCACCATCACGCATTCACTGCTCGCCGAGCCGATCCGGCTGTCGAGTGATCCGACGGAGCGGCTATCTATCGAGCCGCTCGAATACGCAACGATCAGCCGTGGCGATACTTTCAAATTCGTCGAGATGGCGGCGATCCTCCCCGACGATCAAAAAGGCGTCCCGCCGCGCACCGCGATTGCATTTGAGAATATCGACTCCGCCTATGTCGATCTCGCGAGGTCCTTCATCGAGCCGGCGACGGCGATGCTCGAGGTCGTCTATGCCTCGGCGCCCGATTACGTCACGCAGCGCTATACGCGGCTGCGCACCACAAAGGTCTCCGGCACAGAAACAGGAATCGTCTTCGATCTGTCGCGCATTCATCTTCAGACAGAGCCTTTCGGCGCGCGGCAGACAAAGGCCTTTTTCCCTGGCCTGCATGGGATCGCCAACGCATGACGCATTGGTCGGGCGCCTATGTCGGCCTGCCCTGGCGCGCCGGCGGCAGGGACGCACAAGGGTGCGATTGCTGGGGCCTCGTGCGGCTCATCTACCAGGACGTCGCGAAAATCGCCCTGGACCCGCTCAACGGTCTCTATGTCACGGCCGAAGAGCGCGAGGATATCGCTGCGATCGTCGCCGGCGAAATGGCGCATGGCCCCTGGTTTCCGATCGAGCCCGGCGCCGAGTGTGAATTGGACGTCCTGCTCTTCCGCTGTCTCGGCCTGCAATCGCATGTCGGCGTCGTCGCCGGCCGCGGATTGATGCTGCATGCGACGGCCGGGCAGACGAGCTGCATCGAAAGATATCAGGATGGGCGATGGCGGCCGAGATTGAGCGGGATTTTCCGACACAGGGACGCGCGATGAGCGGCGCGCGCATCATCGCCGCGCCGCATCTCGACGGCGTGCGTCGCGTCGACGCCATGGCCCCGGCCGGCGCGACGATCCTCGATATCGTCGGAATCGCGCTGCCGCTCGCGACGCCGGGGGTGCATGACTTCGTGCGCGTCAGCATCGGCGATGACGTCATTCCGCGCGAATGGTGGCCGAGCGTGCGGCCGAAGCCGGAGACGGTCGTTATCGTCCGCGTCGTCCCCGGCAATGGCGGCGTTCTGCGATCCGTGCTCTCGATCGCTGTCGGCGTCGCGGCTTTGGCGCTTGGGCAGGTCTGGGCCGCTCCTCTGGCGGCCTCGTCATTCGGCACGGCGGTCGGCCTGACGCAGACCTCCGCGGCCGCGCTCATTTCCGGCACGGCGATGCTCGCCGGGCAATTTCTGCTCAACGCCTTTGTCCCGCTCAAGCGCAATGAGCAATCTGGCGTCGGCAACGCCAGCAGCCCGTCCTACTCGCCGCAGGGCTTCAAGAATGTCGCCAACCCGGATGGCGTCGTCCCTTGCGTCATGGGCAAGATTCGCTTCGCGCCGCCTTATGCCGCCCTGCCCTATACGGAAGTCATCAACGGCGAAAAATTCATTCGCGCGTTGTTCCTGGTAGGCTATGGCCCAGTCGCTCTGCGCAACATTCGACTCGGCGACACGCCCATCGAAAAGTTCAAAGAGGTCGAGATCGAGGTCCGCGAGGGCTATTCGACCGACGCTCCGATTACGCTCTACCCGACGCAGGTCCTCGAGGAGCAGCTTTCGGTCGATCTCAACAAAGCCTACTCCGATCAGTTCGGCGCGCACACGCGCTTCACGGCCTCGGACGCGACCGAATGCTCTGTGGACTTCACCTTCCCGTCCGGCCTCTTCTGGATGCATACCGTCGTCGGGCGCACCAGCTCGACCACCTACCCGATTCCCTTCACCGTCAATTTCAGAATCAGCCAAAGGCTCAATGGCGCTGGCTCTTGGTCTATCGTCGCTGATTTCCCGGTCACGAACTTCTTACAAAAAGCATTCAGCTCAGCTTATCGTTGGACTCTCCCGATGCGTGGCCGCTACGAGATCAAAGTCGAGCGTCTGACGGCCGATTTCGACGATCTCAACGCGTTCCAGCAGACCGACCAATTCGTCTCGCTCGCTTTGTGGTCGGCGATCAGGTCATACCGCCCCGAATATGCGCTCGCCTTTCCCTATCCGCTCGCGCTCATCGCCGTGCGCATCAAAGGCACAAAGCAGCTCAATGGCGTGCTCGACAATCTCAATGTCGAGGCCTCGCGCATCTGCAAGGATTGGGACGCCGGAACGTCGGCATGGGTGGAGCGCGAGACGCAAAATCCGGCGTCGCTCTATCGATACGCTCTGCAAGGCCCGATGAACGCCTACCCGCGGGAGGATAGCGAGATCGATCTCGCATGGCTGCAAAACGACTTCCACCCGCACTGTGTCGCGAACGGCCTCTCCTACAATCGCGTCCATGACTATGAGGCGTCTGTTTTCGATGTGATGGAGGATATTTGCGGCGCCGGGCGCGCCAGCCCGCGCGATGACGGCGAGAAATGGAGCGGCGTCATCGATCGTCGGCAGAGCATCGTCTACGGCCACATCACGACGCGCAATGCGTGGGAGTTCTCTTTCGAACGGCCGAACATCCAATTTCCGCACGGCTTTCGCGTCAAATTCCAGGACGAGACCAACAGCTATAAGCAGGCCGAGCGCGTCGTCCCTTGGCCCGGCTTCGTCGGCATTCCGACCATTACCGAAAGCATAGAGCTCCCCGGCAAGACGAGCCCGGATGAAATCTGGATCGAGGCGCGCAAGCGGCAATATGAGACGATCTACCGTCCCGACACATGGACAGTGATGAGAGACTTCGAATCCGCCGTCGAGGTCCGCGGCGATCTCTGCCAATTTGCCTATGACACTCTGGACAAGACGCAACGCGCGGCCCGTGTGCAGCGCGTCGCCGACGCCATGGTTTTGCTCGACGATCATGTGACGATGGAGGTCGGCAAGAGCTATGCGATCCGCATTCGCAAGCTCGCCGCCAATGATGTCGATGAAGACCAGAGCATCATTCGCACGGTTCAGACCGTGGTGGGCGAGACCGATATCATCTATCTGACCGGAACCGGCGTCGCGCCGGCGGTCGGCGATCTCGTAATGTTCGGAGAGTCCTCGAAAATTTCTTTCGCCGTGCTGGTGAAGGACAAGGAAGGGACCGAGAATTTCGGCGCGCGCGAAACGCTCATCCCTTATGCGCCGGAAATATTCGATCTGCTCGACGCCGAGGTCCCGCCCGCATGGAACGGGCGCGTCGGCGAGGACATCGGAGCGACCACGGCCGCGCCGGCGGTCCCTGTCGTCGCGACGATCGTCTCGCTCACAATTCCCGGCTCGGAGCCCTCCGCGAATATCTTTGTCCCGCTCTCGATCGGCTCTGGCGGCGGCGCGCCGGCGACTTTCGAGGTCGATCATCGTCTCTCCGGTGCGAGTCTATGGACGACGGTCTCTATCGCCGTCGCGACGGGCTCCGCGACCATCTCGGGCTATTCGCAATATGACGTCGTCGAGCTCCGCGCGCGCGCCGTGAACACGACGGGCGCGAGCGCCTACACCGCGACGAAAACGCTCATCGTCGCGCTCGGCGACAGCGCCGATTGGGGCGCGATCACCAGCGCCGCGACCGTGCATCTCGACGTCGGCTCGATCGCCGCGACGGCGGATCAGAGCATCGATTGGGGCAGCTTCTGAAATGACGGCAGAAATCAAGCATCGGCGCGGCGACGCGACGCAGCTCGCGGCCTTCACGCCCGCGGCCGGCGAAATCGTCGTCGATACGACCAACAATCGCGCCGTCGTCGGCGATGGCTCGCGCGCCGGCGGCTATCCGGCAGCGCGCCTCGACGAATCCGGCGTCGGCTTCCGCAATCGCCTGCGCAACGCCGCCTTCTCGATCAATCAGCGCGGCGTCTCCGGCACGGTGACGCTCTCTGCGGGCGCCTATGGCCATGACGGCGTCAAAGCGGGCGCGGCGGGATGCTCATATACATTCGCGACGAGCGGAATAGACACGACGATCACCGTCGCATCCGGCTCGCTCATCCTGCCGATCGAAGGCGCTTTGATCGAAGGCGGAAATTATATGCTGTCGCATGCCGGCACGGCGCAAGCGCGCATCTGGCAGACGAGCCCCGCCGGCTCTTATGTGAGCGTCGCGGGAGGACTCATAGCGTCGGGCCTGACCGCAAACACATTGACCGCCGTCGAATTCTCGACCGGCACGATCTTGCGTCCGCAATTCGAGCCCGGTGTCTATGCGACGGCGTTCGAGCGTCGCCCGCTCGGCGTCGAGCTGGCCTTGTGCCAGCGCTATTTCCAATCGCGGCTCGCATCGCATCTGGCCCTGGCGACGGCGGCCACGCAGTTCTTCGGCGGCGCCATCGCACTGCCGGTGACGATGCGCGCGACGCCGACGCTCTCCTCCCTCTCCGGCGGAACGCAAACCAACGTCGCCTCTGACGGCCTCAACACGATGGGCGATTCTGCGGTCCGCTATTACATCTCCTCGACCGCCGCCGGCGAGGTCGAGTCCTACGATCGCGCATTCACCGCGAGCGCGGAACTCTGATCGGCGCCTAGCCGCAGATCCGCGCATCCAAGCGCAAATCTCTCCCAAAATCTGAACGGAAAAAGGCGGCCCATGTCTGGAACGCAATCGCCCGATCTCACCCTCGCGGGCGCTCTTGATGAGTTCATTGGCAATTTCGACTCCGGTCTCGGCATGGAAACGCGCCGCGCCACGGCGGCGAGCGTCGCGACGCAGATGCGGACGCTGATCCAATTCGATTCTGCGATCGTCTCCGTCAAGACGCGAACGCTCTCGACGCCGCCCGGCTCTCCGACGCTCGGCGATCGCTATATCGTCAAGGCGACAGGGACCGGCGCATGGGCTTCGCATGACAATTCCGTCGCGACCGCGACGGCGACCGGATGGAGCTTCGTCGCGCCGACGGCCGGCTATCGCGTCTTCATCATCGACGAGAAGACTGACTATTATTGGGACGCCAATACTTCGAAATGGACCGTCATCGCCAACACGCAACTGCTGTTCTCGACCGTGGCGGAAATGGCGGCGGTCACAGGCACGCCCGCGAACTACGAGGCGAATGTCGTCGCCGATATCGTCGGCTACACGGCGAGCCGCGCGCGCTCGTCCAACGTCGCGACCATCGTGACGCAGGCGACGCATGGCCTCACCACCGGCGCCAAGGTCAATGTCCGCAAGCTCGGCGGCTCCGGCTACAACGCCAATCAGGTGACGGTCACAGTCACGGGCGCGAATTCCTTCACCTATGCCAACACCGGCGGCGATGAATCGACGACGACCGACACGGCCGGACATGTCGATCGCAATGGCGCCTATGCGTCCGATGGCGCCGGCGCGTGGGTGTGGAAAAGCGACAATGATCTCGATGGGCTGACCGCGCGCGTCGAAGTGCTGGAGACGGAGCTCGCCGCGGCGCCGACCATTCTCGGCACAGAGACCGCGGTCAATTTGCTCACACACTCGAATAATTTCGCTGACGCATCCTGGTCGAAAGGTCACGCGACCGTCCCGACTGTCTCCGGCACGTCGCCGGTCAGCGGTAGCACGATCTATAAGCTGACCGATAATACCGACAGCAACATCCACAATATTCAGCAAAATCTCGCCGTCGCGCAGACGGCGGGATCGGCCATTGTCCTATCCGCCTACGCCAAGGCGGACGCCCTTTCGAAGCTCATGTTCTGGGTTGTGAACGGAACAGACTCCGGCAAGCAGGCGATCTTCGATCTAGCCGCCGGAAAGGCGTTCACGCTCAATTCCGCGATCGAAGCCGGCGTGATTCCAATCGAAGATTTTCCGGGCTGGTATCGCTGCTGGATGAAGATCACGCTCGACAGCGACGGCACGCCGTCGCTGTTCATCCTGACCGCCAAGGACGACGGCACATTTTCTTACCCCGGAACTTCGCAATCGCTCTATCTCGCCGGCGTCATGGCCAGCACCGGCAAGCTCTTTCCCTATATCGATACGGCGGCGGCGGCCGTCACCGGCAATGTGGCTGTCGACAGCGAGCGCGGCGCCGCGGCTTTTGGCGAAGAGGCGGCGTCGAAGCTGCGCCTCGATGCGGTGGACGTGGGGTTGCTGAAGACCACGGCGCTGGCCACTGGCGCAAACCTATTTTTGCAATCGGACAATTACATCGCATCGCCCTGGACGCAGAATGAAGTCATCATCCTTCCGGGCGCGATCCCGGCGCCTTTCGGAAAAATCTTCGCCACCAAAGTCAATGAGCTGGCGACGACAAACTTTCACATGATCGAGCAGGGCTATGGCAGCTCTATCGCAGCCGGTTCGGTCGTATCCTGCGGAATTTGCGTCAAGGCTGGCGAGCGCACGCAGCTGACGGGATGGTTCAAGCCACAGCACGACGCCGAGCAGACTGTCCTCTTCGATCTCGCGGCCGGCACGGCGACGCCGACCAGCGGCTCCCCGCCGCTCGACTGCCGCATTATCCCGATCGACGGCATGCCCGGCTGGTTCCGCGTCGTCGTCGTCGGCAAAATGATTACGGCCGGCACCTTCCAGATGTTCTGGATGATCTCCAATGCCGGCGCGACCGCCTATCTCGGCGAGGCGAATAAGGGCCTCTATCTCGCCAATGCGCAGGCATGGTTCGGCTATGACCTGCCGGATTTCGTCGCGACAACGACGCTCACGGCCAATGGCGCGCAGGAGATTTACGACGCGGCGGACCGGCGCCCTATCGGCTATGTTCCGGGCGTCACGACAGGCTATGCAGTGCTGTCGGATGCGCCGACGCTCTATATCTGCTTCACGGATTCGCAGTCCAACGCGCACGGCGGCGGCACGGACGCGCTCGTCGCGACCTCGCCGCTGTTTTCTGGCTATGCGCTCATGGGCTCTAATGGCCCGCATGCGGAGGGCGCGCGCTTCACGCAATTCGTGGATTTGATCGAGACCGGGATCAATGAATCGGCCGGCTCCGGCTGGATCAACGGCATGCTCTCGCGCATGCTCTCGGAATCGCCCGTGCTGCCGCGCTTTGCCTATTTCAACCCGGCGATCGGCGGCAAGACGATCACCGAGTTGAAGCGCGGCGGCCCGTCCTACACGCGCTTCCTCGGCGCCTTGCACGACACATGCGACGCCGCGCGCCGAGCCGGCTATCGCCCCGTCGTGATCGCCGGCGATTGGATGGGCAATGAGAGCGCCGCGCTCGGCCGCGCAGGAGACTGGGCAAATCAGCTCAGACAGCTGCGCCGACAAATGGACGAGGATATTCGCCGCGCGACCGGGCAGACCGAGAATTGGGTGTTGTTCATTTCCTCGATCCGCACGTCGTCGACCTATGCTTTCAGCAACCCGGTCTTCACGGGCAATATCGAGGCGGCGGCGTCCGATCCTTTCATCAAGCTCGCATGCCCGACCTATCAATTCCCGAGCCAATCTTCGCCGAGCGAATCCGTCCACATGAACAACGTCGGCCAGAACCGACGCGGCCAGGCGCTCGCGCGCGCCGTCTGGGCGGAGATGTTCGGCCCCGGCTGGACGCCCTTCCACCACAAGCGCGTCTGGCGCAGCGGCTCCGCGCAAATCGCCGTGTTGTTTCAGGTCCCGTTCGGCAACATCGTGCTCGACACTAGCGGCTCGATCGTGCCGAACACAGGCTATCCGAGCGGCAACTACTATGGCTTCCGCTTCGACGACAGCTCCGGTTCGCCGCCCACGATCACCAGCCATTCGATCTCGGGCAATTTCCTGTTTCTCAACCTCTCCGCAGCGCCGACAGGCCACGCCGGCCAACTCGCCTACGCCACCGAGACGGTGATCCTGGATTCCAACGTCGCCGGCTGTCTGCGCAACGATGTCGCGCACACGTCGCTCTTTGGCCAGCCGAACGATTACGACTGGTGCAACAGCCTCATTGTCGATTTCCCGCTTTGAGTGGCCATCCTCCCGCAGAGCAGGCAAAACAGAAAGGTGATCCATGGGCGCCGATAATTTTTCCTCTTTCGGAAAGGGCCTCTCGAGCCCAGGAACGAAGCATTTCACGCTCGTCGCGTCGGACACCGCCGACCTCGCGGTGATCCCGCGCGCCGTCTACGTCAATGTCGGCGGCGTCGCGGTGATCCGCGACGCCGCAGGAAATGACGTCGCCTACAACGTCAACCAGTTCGCGATCTTGCCGTTCCGCGGCGTGCGCCTGCTCGCCAATGGCACGACGGCGACGCTCATCGGGTGGGAGTGACCATGCTCGGGATCGATCTTTCTCTGACCTCGGCGGGAGTCGCCCTTTCTCAGGGCGTGCCTGCGGCGCCATTCGGCCCGGCGGACGCAGACCTCGTGCTCAATTTCGCGACGCAGCAATACTGGGCGCGTGGCGCGGGTTTCGTGGCGTTTTCCGACCTATTCACTTTTTCGCGCGCCAGCGCGGAGACTGTGACCGACGCCAATGGGGCGGTTTCCTACGTCGCAAACGACGTGCCCGCCATATCGAGCGCCGGCTATGGATCGACGTGGCCGGCGGCGACCAATTTGTTGCTGCATTCCGATGATTTGAGCACATCCCCATGGTCTACATTCTCGAGCGGGACGGGCTCCGTCGCGCGCGTGGCGGCCGCTGGCGTCGCGCCGGACGGGACGACAACCGCGGCAAAAATCACCGTAAATAGGAGCAACACGACCTCATATGCAGAGGCATATCAGCAGTTCACCGGGACTGTGGCCGTCTATACTGCGTCAATATGGGTCAAAGCGTTTAGCGCTGCCGATAAGGGCGGCCAAATAGCCCTCGCCATTTACGACGGGACAAACACAACCGCGACGCTCGTCATTTTGTCGGGCGCGTGGCAGCGGGTGTCCGTGAGTGCGACGATGGTCGCGTCGGCCTCGTGCCAGATTGTCGTAGGCTATACTCCGGCCCTCGGCAGCGGTGCGAGTAGCGTCTCGTTTTTGGCGTGGGGCGCGCAAGTCGAGTTGGGCGCTGCCGCAACGCCCTACATCCCGTCAAGCGCGTCTCAAGGGGCTCGCGCCGCTGTGTCGTGCGCTCCAAAGGCTCAACTCGCCTCGATGCTTTCCGGGGCTGCTGGCTCTGTGAGTCTGATTACCGGCTCGGGCCGACGATCGACCGCGGCGACGCTGCTCAAAGCCAACGGCGTATCCTTGCTCGGCGTGAGCGCCGCCAATCTCGCGACGACGGCGGCGGGGGCTACGCTCAACAGCAGCAATGTCGGCGCGTGGGCCTATCAAAACAATGTCGGTCTTGCCTGGGATGGCGCTGGCGGCGTGATCGCTCTCAACGGCACTGTAGCGGGCGATACGCAGTCGCGATCTCCACAGGCTCCATTTGCCTTCGCTGAGCAATGGGGGGGCGGCATAGATGCTCTTGTCGCGTGGAAGAAAAAGAAATCCAGCCCCCAATTCGGAGCTGTGATGAGCCCCGGTTTTATTCCGACCGGGACTTCTCATGATTTCACATCTCCAAATCCGATCTGGCCGACCACCGCATCCGTGCCGCCGTTTCGGGATTTCGGCAATTTTTCACCCTATGCATCTAACCCGATAACCGCAGCGAATACAGGCGCGTATAATTCCAATGGCGTAGGCAACCCATACGCGCGTGAGAATGCAAAAATAGGATCGACGTATTTCGCATTGACTCAAGCAGCCCCCTCGTCCGCTAATAACTGGATCAATTTGGCGCTCTATACGAGCACAAATCCGCCATTGTCCTGGACGCCGGCTGCGAGCAACCCGGCTATTACACATTCCGCCGGTCAATGGGATGACAATTATTTGCTACACCCGGATATTATTCCGTCGCCTCAAGGGGACGGGACGCTCTGGGCCTATTACAGTGCATGTTCCTCCGCCGGCCCGACGACCGGCGCGTGGGGCATTGGGCTGATAAAGTCGTCTGCGGATGGGCAGACGTGGACAAAATACGGGCTGGTCATTGGACCGTCCGCCAATGCATCCAACCCAGGACTGCCGACAGTCATAAAAATAGGCTCGACCTATTACCTGTATTGCTGCGACAATGGCAACGTCTCCACGAAGATCGTATATTTTACGTCGCCTGATGGCGTGACGTGGACATACGGCGGCGTCGCGCTCGGCGCGCCATCTGCCAATCAATGGGACCGCTACCGCAGCGGGATAATCGACCCCTGGATTTCGAAGAATAAGCACGGCTTCTATGAGATGACGTATTCGGCCATTTTTGGTTTTACCGAGCACGCATCTGGGCAGGAAATCGGATATGCGGTGTCCGCCGACGGCGTAAACTGGACCTATTATAACAACGGCCCGCTGTTTTATGGTCATGGCATATATTATACGGGCAACGTGTCGCTATTCGAAGTCCCCGGCGTTGGAGAATACTACCTATACACCGACGACTCTGGCGCTGGGTCGGCTTACGGCGCGGCGAAAACCGCGCCGGATTTCTGACGCAACTGCGCACGAGCTTGCCTCTTGTCAGAAGATGCCGCATCAATGGGAGTGAGAAGTGCCAACGAGGAGCGTGTTTCGTGAATTTTTATCCGATCTGGCCCTATTTCGTGACCATGGCGGCTATCCTGGCGATAATATCGAGCCCATTGTTTTGCGGTGCTGACGGTCTTCCTGGGACCAATATGCGAAGGCAAGAGGCATTGGATGGGATACGTGGATTTTTAGCATTTGGAGTGTTCTTCGGCCATGGCGCGTTATATCATCGTTACATAATCGACGGCAGTTGGGGTAAGGAGCCTGTATCTCCGGTTTATACGCTTTTGGCCGAGGGCGGAGTCGTATTGTTTTTTATGATTACCGGATATTTATTTTGGGGGAAATTACTCGATGACGGCGGCCGGCCAAACTGGATTAAGCTTTATATAGGACGACTATTCCGTATCGGCCCTCTATATTTGATAGCCATAGCTGCTATGGTGTTAATAGTTGGCGTAAAGACAGATTTTTTGTTGCGCGAAAATTTATCGGTTATTATCAAAGAGATTGGAGCTTGGTTGCTCTTGGGCGCGGTAGATGGACGAGACATTAACGGCTACAAGAATACGTGGCAGATACTTGCAGGCGTCACCTGGACGCTGGCGTTCGAGTGGAAATTTTATATAAGCCTTTTTGTATTAGCTATTTTTTCTAGGAATATTCTAGTTTCTATTTTACTTATTTCTGCAGCGATTACCGGAATTTTTGCATATCTGTCAACCGACGTAGATCCTATGGGAAGGCACAAAGAGCTTCAATGCATGATGTTCTTTCTTATTGGAATGATGGGGGCGTCACTTGAGCGAGCTAATATTTTAATTAGATTTAATAGTTACGTTCTCGACACTATAATATTAGGAATTATTGCGTATATATGGCTTGAGTTCACGACGGCTTACGCACCGTATCAGTGCATTCTGTTAGGTTTTGTCTTCTATATGATTTTGTCTGGAGCGACATTGTTTGGAATATTGTCGTCCACTCCGGCGCGCCGGTTAGGAAATATCAGTTTTGGAATTTATATTTTGCAGGGCATCGTTTTTGCGATTGTTTTTTCTTCTAAAAGAGTCTCTGATTTTGCTCAGATAGCTCCAATCAATCATTGGCTAGTGGTCGCTATGTGCGCAACATTGCTTGTATTTATTGCAGCGGCATTGCACGTTCTCGTTGAATTGCCAGGAATCGAAAACGGAAGACGTATCGCTAAAAAGCTGAGCGGTCGGCGCGAGATTGCCGCCGAAACGATAAAAGAAAGCGTCTAGGTTTTGGCGACCGCCGTGACCGCCCAGCGGATCACGGCGGTCGATATGGGCTAAAAGAGCCCCACACGCCCTAACATCGTTTGTGGGGGTGTGAACTCGTGCACGGAATGCATGAGTTTCCCCTGATCTCTCCCTGAAAGGCAAGACATGTCGACCATCTCCGCCGCCGCGGCTTCCGCGGGGTCTCTCGACGTGCGCGCGATTCAGCGGGCGCTCAACGCCAAGGGCGCGACAATCGCCGAAGATGGCGCGCTCGGCCCGGCAACGCGCGCGGCGATCTATGCCGCCGTGCAGGCCGCTCTCGGCGGTGTTGCGGCGCCGTGGAGCGCCGAGCGGCTGCTCATCGCCTATGAGCAGATCATGCTGCGCGACGCCGGACTCTATCGCGGCGCCATAGACGGACGCGCCGGCGCGGCGACGCGAGATGCGCTCGCCAAATGGAGCGCGACGCAGACGAGGCAGATCACTATCGTGCACGGCGCCTCGACAGCAGCGCGGGCGTTCGTCGGCGCAATCGATTGGGATGCGGCGATCTATGCCGTATGCCCGCGCGCGAAGGCGTCGATCGTCGATATGGTCGCGCTCCATGCGGATGAGCAATTCGCGCGATGGCGGCTGACGACGCCTTCGCGACAGGCGACGATCCTCGCGCATATCAGCGTCGAGACGAGCGGTTTCACGACGCTCGAAGAGAGCATGGACTATCGCGCACAGCGCATCGTCGAAGTCTGGCCGACGCGCTTCAAGAGCGTCTATGAGGCCATGCCTTTCGCGCATAATCCGAAGGCGCTCGCCAATAAGGTCTACAACGGCCGGCTCGGCAATCGCGTCGGCACGGATGACGGCTGGAATTTCCGCGGCCATGGAATGCTGCAGTCGACCGGCCGCGAAAAGGGCGAGATGCTCGCCAAGGAGCTCGGCGTCTCCGCCGAAGCTGTGCCGGACATGCTCGTCGCGCCGGACAGCGCGCTCGAATGCGCATGCGCGCTCTTCGTGCTGCTGAACGCCGTCGGGCCGGCTGACAGCGGCGATGTCGCTTTGCAGACGCGGCGCATCCAAGGCGGCGATGAAGGCCTCGCGGCGCGCGCCGCAGCGCGGCAGCGCTTCCTCGCAATTCTTCAAGCGCCCGAAAAACGCGCCGCGTGAGGCGCGCAATCTCGAAAGGAGTCCGTCATGGGCAAATTTCTCGAAGTCATCGTCCCGACTTTTGCCGCGGGAATCGCGCTCGCGCTCGCCATGTTTCGCATTGGCGACAACTATCCGCCCGCGCAGGCGCCGATCATGATCGCCGCTGCGGGTCTGGTCGCGCTCGTCGGCGTCAGAGTGTGGCGCGAGCGGAAAGAGGACCAAGAACTTCGCGAGTGCAAATGGGTTTGGCGCGATGAGCAAAAGGCCTATGTGCCTCGATATAATCTGCCGCTCGACTGCGATTGAGCGCTAATGCCGGACGATCGCGATGTGCTGCTGATCGTGGCGAGCGCATGCGCGGCGTTCGCTGCGATCTATCTCGTCAAGCTTCTCCCCGCCATCCTCTACGCCGTTCGCTTCGGCGTGCCGGAGTAGCGCGCAGTTCTCAACTGGCGCTCAACAACTGAAAGCTCTCACATGTCGAAAAATCTCAAGCGCGTGGCGCTCGCCGTGCTCGCATTCATCGCGTTCGTGCTGGTGTCGCCGCTGTTGAATGTCGCGTGGCTCGCCATCACCGGCCAGAGCTTCAACTGATCCTTAGACAATCATTTCGGTGATGTCACCGAAATGATCCCTTTCGCGCGCGCGGCGTCCCGGCGGGGCCGCGCACAATCGCGAATTGGCCTCCCGCCGATCATCATCGAAAGAATGGATCATGAAAGCACTGATCGCTCGCGCGAATAGCCCCTCCTCGGCCTTCGCGCTCTTCTTCGCCTCTCTGTTTGTCGCGCTGCTCCTCATCTATGGGCCGATCGTCGGCCTCGTCATCATCGGCGCCATGACCGCGCTCGCCGCGCTCATCTTCGCGCCGGAGATCGGCGCCTTCGTCGTTCGCATCGCCGAGACTGCGCATCGTTCGCGCGTGCGCATCATCGTCGGCACCGCGTGCTTCACGCTCGGCGTGCTGGCGCTGCTCGCCCTCGGCGGCGCGGCTCATGCGGCCGAGGCGGCGGCGTCGACGGCGAGCTCGCCCTCTGTCTCCATCCCCTGGGGCGATTGGCTCGCTGGCCTGCTAGCGACGAGCGGCTCGATCTTCCTCGCGGTGGTCTCGTGGGGCGTCAAAAGCTTTCTGCCCTCCTATGTGCGGACGTTTTTGACCAATGATGTGATCGCCAAGGCCGTGGACTATGCGCTCGCCAGCGTCGAGGGCGCGGTCCGCGGCAAGGAGGCTGATATCAAAGTTTCCAATGCAGTGATCTCGGCGGCGCTGGAATGGATCGTCGATTACGAGCCCAAAATTCAGAAATGGGCCGGCGACAATCTCGAGCCGCTGATCATCGCGCGGCTCTCGGCGCTCAATGTCATCCCGGCGACGGCCAGCGCCTCGACGCTGGGCGCGAGCTGACCCATGAGCGCCATCGCATCCGCGGTCGGCGCCATCCTCGCCAGCATCCTCGGAGCCGTCTTCGACGCGCTCCGAGGAAAGCGCCAGGACGAGGATCGCGTCGCCACCCACGAAGAAGCGGCGGTCGCCGAGGCCGCGGAGGAAACATCCGATGTGGTCGCAGAAATCGCCGATGCGCGTAGCGCTCTGCCTGGCGCTGCTGCCGATGCTCACGAGCTCGCTCTCCGGCTGCGCGCCCGCAAGACTGGCTCCGACGCTGGCAGTGCGGGCCACGAATAGCGCGCCGGCGGCGCGACGCGTGGAAATACAGCGCAAGCTCGCGCCGATATGTCCAGCGCCGCTGTCCGACGCGGCGCTCGATCGCGCGGCGGATTACGCCGAGGCGCATCCCGACAAAAGCGGGCTCGCGATCGTCAATGATCTTTCGCGCCTCGACGCCGAGGCGCGCGTGTGCCGGGGAATGAAGGTCAAGGGCTGAGGGGGAATCGGGGGAATGCCGAACGACGCCTATCATGTGGCGCCGATCATCGGATCGGCGGCGGGGGCCGGAGTGGCCGCCCTATTGTTCAATGGCCCATGGCCGCTGCGAGCCGTCGCCGGCGCGGCGGGCGGGGCCTTCGCCTTCGTCGGCACGCCGATCTTTGCGCCGCTGGTCGGCGCGGGGCTCGCCTGGGTCTATCGCGAGGTGGGGCTCGACCCGGAGATGATCCAGGCGGACGCTATCCCAGGATTCACGGGCTTCGTGCTCGGGCTGACGGGGATCGACTTTTGCCGCTGGATGATCGAGCGGACGAAATTCGGCCTGTCGATTATGAAAATCCCCTGGTTTCGCCGGCAATGA